GTTACTGCTGCTATTGCTGCAGGATCTACTGCTGGTCTTCCTACTGAGACTATCGGATCTGATAGAACTGGCGAAGCGAAGTGCAAGCGTGATCTTGGACTTTTTGTTGACGCCATGGCATTGGATGTTCACACTGGAGGTAACGTTTATGCTCGTAAGTTCCTCAAGCAATACTTCAACGCTGCTGGAACATCATTCACTACTAATGGTCTTGATGGTGAAATTCTTCAGTCTGTCACCGCATTTGAAAAAGTTAGAGATTTAATGAAGGAAGCAATTGTTAATCAGTTGCTTGTAAAGGATCTTACAATTACCGCTGCTAATGCAAACTATTGGGGAACCGCTGTCGGAACACCAACAAACGTTACTTATGACGCAAATACAGGTATTTCTGTAATTACTATTGCTAATCACGGACTCAGCAATGGCGACGATGTTGTAATTAAATCCAACGGCATTACTATGACATGTTCAATGGATGGTAATGTTGCTGAGAAGTCTTATCCAAGACTTGCTGATGGAAATCATGAGCAATCTTTGGCAGTTTCCAACGTAACTACAGATACTTTTGAGATTAACGTTGGTACATCACCAAGAGTAAATCATCAGGTTTCTAGTGCAACTTATGATCCTGTTTCTGGTGATGTTACGATGGACATCGGCGCACATTCACTGCGTGCAGGGACATCAATCAAACTGAGAGATGAGGCATTAACGTTTACATGTGCATATGATAATTATGCTACCGAACATTCATATCCTAAGACAACTATACTCAGTAAAACAATTGAGACCGCTGATTATAATCCATCTACAGGTGTTCTTACTGTCACGGTAGAAGATCATGGTTGGGAGAATGGTGATTTTATTAAATTTGATGATGATTCTTTGGTATTTACATGTGCTAGAGATAACAATCAAACTGAACATGCTTATCCTCGCTCCACAGATCCCGTGAGTGGTAAGTGGTTGCCCATCTTTGATGTCTACTATGACACTTTCAAAGTTAAGGTTGGAGTTTCTTCCGACACTTCGGCACATACATTTGTTCGCTCTGTTGCCGATGGTCTGAAGAAGAAAAAGGATAAAACATTTGACACTGCCGTTCCCATTGTAACGAAGACCGCAACTACAATTACAATTAATGTTGGTAGTTCCACTGATACTTCTACACATATATTTGTATCTGCTCTCAGTGACGCTGTAATCTCTGGTGGTGATTATTCACATACTTTTGTTAGAGCAGCGACTGATGCAATCGTAAGACCTGTTGTTAATTCTCCTGTTGCAAATAACAGCAATGGGGCATGTGCAGATGTTCAAAGTAACATTGACAACCTTGTTAGCATTGTAACTACATATCTCAATCAGGGATCTCTAGTAACACCATTGGCACTCCCGATTGAATCTATGCGTGTTCCTTCCTTCGGAGAAGGTAAGTGTAAGCGAGATCTTGGAATTATTGTTGATGCAATTATCGCTGATATGAGATCTGGCGGTAACTCTAATATTCTTGATGCCACAGATCGTTATATTGACGGAACTGCTCTGCTTACCAATGGTATTGCAGGTGAACTTGCAGAATCTACAACAGCATTCAATAAAGCGCGTGATATGGCAAAACTTGCCATTGCAAACCAGTTGTACAATAAAGATTTCACTATTTTACCTGATTTCCTTACAACATCAGGCACTCTTGATTCCGCCGATGTTACTAATGCTCTTTATACAGAAGGTCAATATGAATATAATAATTCTAGCGTAACATTCTACGAAAAACCAAAAACAGGAACTACATTCTATTCAACATTTTTCAAATTTATTGATGGTGCTGATGATGCAAGATATTCCTATAAAATCAAAGATATTCTCTTTGATGGTACAACTAAAACATATGATCTTCTTAAGAAAAATGGGACAAATGTTGTAACTGAGGCAGACGAAAATCTATTGATATTTGTTGATGGTGTCATGCAAATTTATGGCGAATCTTACACAATTAATAGATCAGTAAATCCAAATCAAATTATATTTACTGAGGCATTTGAGAGAGAAAGACATTTCTTCGGTTATACTTTTAGTAAATATAAAATTTTAAATAACTTCTCACATCTTTTAGATGGTAGTAGAAAATCCTTTGAATTGCAGTTTGGTGATGATAATATTATTCCTCCTGATGTACATCAAATTTTAGTATTACTTGATGGTGTTCCTCAGTCAGAAGGAGTTTCATATAATATTACTGATAACGTCCTTACTTTTAAGGAAGCACCTCAAGTAGGAAAGAATTGTCATTGTCTCTATTTCTATGGGAAGACATTTGACAAAACAATTTCTATCTGGAATGGCAATGTATTTGAGAATCTTGAATACATTGGACGTAATAGTCCAGACGGATGTCGCTATCTTAATAAGGTAGCAAATACAGGTGATATTATTCAACCAGGGGATCTTATCAAGATTGATGGTGAAACACCAAAAGAAATTATCAGAATTGATGAGAAGGCACTTGAAAATACTGACAATTTGCTTTACACCGCATTTGTATATACTGATAACGCATATATTCGTGGTAAAAATGCTGTTGCTAATGCAGTCGTAACTGGTGTAACTGTGTCTGACGGCAACACTGTTGGTATTGAAAATACTGTGGGTATTAGTGATACTATGGGTATTCCTCCAGTATTTGATTATCAAGTCACTGGTGTTAACATTACAAACCCTGGTCTTGAGTATGATGTTGCTCCAGAAGTTCTATTTAAAGTTACCTGTGATAATCCTGGAACGGGTGCTGAAGCATATGCTGAAATTACTAACGGTAAAGTAACTAATGTTGTAATTACAAATCCTGGATCTGGTTATACTGCTGCCCCTGAATTGATTTTTGCTAAAAAGTATGAAATTGTTAGACCACATACACCATTGTTCTTCAAAAAAGATATTGTTGTTGACTACACTGCTGAAGGTGGTAACGCTGGTCTTGGATTCGGTGTAGTTGATCAGAGTGAAGTTGAAGATCTTCGTCCTCTGGTTGTTTCGCAGATCAGTGCAGAAAGAACTACTCATGTTCAAACTCAACTTCATAATGCAGACAGAACTAATGAACCTGGACTTGCACACAACTTGAATACATTTGATCAAATTAAGTTCCAGTTTGAACCACAAGAACTTAATGATCCTCTTGCAAATTACCTTGGAACTGGAGTCACAATTGAGCATATGACTCGTTATGCTCCAAATATTACGATTGGAGACTTTACTACGCACGCAGGCGTTGCATACGGTTCTGCTGGTGGTGTTATTATCAACATTCCAACAGATGCCTATGTTTCATACGGTCTCACACTCAATGGTGCTATCAATGACACAGTTACTACTGTTACAGTAACTGGTGATGTTTCCAACTTCCCACCTTCGGGATATTTAGAATTTGGTGATGAGATTATGGAATATACATCAATCTCTGGTCAAGACTTCACAGTTGTCAGAGGTTCTAAGTCTACAACAGCAACTGCACACGCAGATGGTGATTATTTAAGACTCGCTTGGCGAGGGTGATAAATATAAATAACACAAGGAAAACCGTAAACCACTTATAGAAATGCCAGCTTTAATTTCTGAACAATTTAGGATTCATAATGCTCAACAGTTTGAGGAAGCATTTTCTGAGACGGCTGCCACTAATATGTACTTCTTCATGGGTAGACCCCAAACTTGGGACACCGCTGCTGTAGCTGGCGCTCTCTCATATGTTGGTCAACCTGCAGGTAGTCAGCATAGTGGATCATATCTTGCTGCTCCAAACGAAAACAATCCTCCCACTCCAATTGATAGCTTCAACTACGAGAAGGAAATCTTTGATGACATGATTTCTCTCAAGAGAATTCAATCATCAGATGTAAGATTAGTAGTCCCCAGACACAATTGGACATCTGGAGTTACATACTCCATGTATCGTTCTAACTATAGTGCTGATTTCAAAGCAAATTCAGCAGGAGAAAATGCTCCTCACCTGTATAGCGGCAAATATTATGTTGTAAGTGATTACAAGGTTTATAAGTGTATCTACAACGGTTCTTCTCCTGCCAACCCCAACGGAACTGCTTCTACAGTTGCACCTAGTGGAACTGGAACAACCATCTTTAGCACTGCTGATGGTTATAGATGGAAGTTCCTTTATAGCATTGGTACAGATGATGTAATCAAGTTCTTTACTACTTCTTACATTCCTGTTCCTGCTGCATGGGGTGTGGGATCTGCTGGCGATCCTACTAATGGTGTTGATGTAAAAGCAGCAGCAGTTGATGGTGCTATCGACACCGTAATTATTAATAATGGTGGTACTGGATATACTGACAATAATGTCACTGGATACACTAATGTTCCCATTCGTGGAGATTGGGCAAAAAATGGTGGAACTCAAGCACTTGCCACAGTCAAAGTTACTAGTGGTGCTGTCAGTGAGGTAACAGTCACAACTCCTGGTTCTGGATATACTTACGGTTATATCAATGTCAATGCCACTGAAATTTCTGGTATTGGTGCTCCTGGAACCACTGCTGTTCTGGAAGTAGTCGTTCCTCCTTCAGGTGGACATGGATATAACATCAATAAAGAACTTGGCACTAAGCGTGTCATGATTAACTCCAGAGTTCAGTATGACGAGAACCTTGAGTTCCCAGTTGACACTGATTTCAGAAGAATTGGTGTTCTTCGCGACCCAGAACAAACAGGTGGTGGACTTGCAACAGCTTCTACATATAATGCCCTTGTAGCAGTTAAATTTCCTTCAGCAACAGTTGCATCATTCAATATTGATGAAATTGTAACTCAAGCAACTACAAATGCCAAAGGCAAAGTTGTCTCATGGGATTCAAGCACCAAGATTTTGAAACTCTATCAGAGTTCTTATGAGCACATTATTGATGGTGATACCAAAGGAGATCTTCCTGCCTTCTCGGGCGGTAATGCAATTACAGGTGCAGATTCTGGATCAGTTGAGACTCCAGAAACGACTTATAGTCTTACAACTTCTAATCTAACTTTCACTAACGGTTACGCTGATACTGAAATTAAGAAGTATACTGGTGATATCATTTATGTTGAAAACAGAAGAACAGTTTCTCGTTCAATTGATCAGATTGAAGACGTAAAACTGGTCGTAGAATTCTGATATATATCATATAAGATCAAAACAACATTCTAGTCTAGTAATATGCCCCAGAGTACTAACTTAAATAAAGCTCCTTATTTTGACGATTTTGATCCCAACAGCGAATTTTACAGAGTTCTCTTCAGACCTGGATATTCTATCCAATCTAGAGAACTCACTACGCTGCAATCAATTTTACAAAATCAAGTAGAAAGTCTTGCTAAGTCAAATTTCAAGCAAGGTTCTATTGTAGTACCTGGGGAACTTATTGTAGACAGGCAATATAATTATGTAAAGGTCAGTTCTTTTACAAACAATTTGTTAATTACCGATTACATCGGTAAAAAGATGACTGGCAATAGTTCTGGTATTGTCGCTACTGTTGTTAATGCTGTTGAATCGACAACAACTGATAGTGCAACGTTATTCGTCAAGTACGAAAGTTCTGGAACAACTAATACTGCATTAACTTTTTCAGAAGGAGAGACAATTACTGCTAGTTCTCCTGGATCTCCCACAGCAATTGTTGGAGTTAGTGGAAATGTGAAACCAACTACCTCCAATGCGATGGGGTTTGGTACGGCAGTTACTGTAAACGAAGGTATATATTTTATTAATGGGTCTTTAGTTAAGACCGATTCACAGACAATTATTCTCGAAAAATATAATAATACTCCAACTTATAAAGTTGGTTTCATTGTATCTGAACAACTGACAACTCCCGAGGAAGATCTTTCACTTCTTGATAACGCACAGGGATATTCTAACTTCGCTGCTCCTGGAGCACATAGACTCAAGATTGGACTTACATTAGTTTCAAGGCCAATTGATGCACCTGATCAAAGAGATTTTGTTCAGTTACTCCAAATTAGAAATGGTATTGCTACTGCAACTGTAGAAGTATCTAATACCAATGGTCTTATCGAAGATATTCTTGCAAGAAGAACATTCGATGAGTCTGGAGATTATGTAGTCAGAGAGTTTTTACTTAGTCTTAAAGAGAGTCTCGCAAGTATTAATAATAATGGTGTGTATACTGCCAGTCAAGGAGGTTCTGCTGATAAATTCGTAGCAGTTATTGAGCCAGGCAAGGCATATGTCAAAGGATATGAAATTGAAACAACCTCAACTAGATATATTCAAATTGATAAAGCTAGAGATACACAAACACAAGAAAATAATTCAATTAGTGCGTCAGAAGGATCTAATTATACGGTAAAGAATTTACGTTCATTCCCCGATGTTGAAAGTAGATCAGAAAATGTTACTGGTTTGGGTCTTGTTAGTACAAATGCAAATCAAGAGGTAATCTTGTATGACAGACATACAGATACTGAATTTGGTGATACCACAAAAAATCTTAGTGCTACTCCACCAGAAACTGACAAATATTTTGTTTTCACACTTTCAAATCTCTCTTCAACTACAAACCCAGTAACTGCTGGCGGCGGCAGCACGGATTGGAGTTTATCAGGTCAAACTGGCACTGTTTTTGCTTATCACATTAACGAATCACAGGACAAAGCTGTTATGGTGTGTAAACGCACCACTGGTAGTGGCGCATTTTTTATTGGTGGGACTATGCAGCTGGCCGGTGGATCAGTCACGGGAACTGCGATGTCGGCAGAAATAGTCACAACTCCTAAGATTGGAATTGGTAAAACGAGATCTTTTACATATCTTAGCGGAAATTCATCAAACGGTGCATATAATAAAGATTGTTTGTTTAGACATGGTTTATTTGGTTTAGAGTATTTTGTAAGAATTAAATGTAAAGATCCAGTGAACTTCACTGAAGGTAAATTTATCACTGGACAAACTAGTGGTGCTAGAGGTATTGTAGAGGATATTGATACAGGGGATAAAGAATTAATTCTTTCTAGAGTTCTTGGAGAGTTTGTAGAAGGAGAAACCCTTGTATCTGAACAAGATGGTGCATCAACTCCTTTCAACTTTGTTGAAACAGAAGGAACTATTTCAGAATTTAAAATTCAAAATTTTGGATCATCATATAATACCGCTGCTGATATCACTGCCATTAATATTAACGGCGTAAATCAACTTACTGCAATCGGCACATCAAATATTACTGTAACAAGTAACGAACTCAGAGTTATTACACTTAGCGATGAAGCGCGAGAGACAATTGGTAAATTCAATACAGCTCCTGAAATTGAAATTGTTGGAGCAGGTACTGGAGCTGTAGTTACTCCTGTAATGAACTATAAAAATATAGTAACCTATAATTCATCTTTTGTTAAAAGTTTCTATGGGACTACTACGAGTAACGCTTTTGCTGGTGACATTGCTTCAGTAGAATCATCATTTGCTATTGCAGGTGGAGCAACTTTCAGTGCTAGTGAAGGCGATTATTTCATTACTGCAGATAACCTCGGAACGAGACCAGATCTTGATTTAGTTGATGGCGATATTATTTCTGTTATTGATAATGGTGGACGCAATAGAAAATATATTGTCAAATTTGCGTGTATTGACGGAACTGCTACCACAGCAAGAATTTTTGTATATGGTGAAGTATTATCTACTTTCACTACCAAGAGTATTCAGAGAAAGCGTTCTAAGTTGTCTGGAGTCGCCTCTAATACACTTTTATATCCACTCCCTAATAAAAACGTTAAGACTCAAGTCTTAGACCCCAATAACACCAATATTAATTATACTGTAGCTAGAGAATTTTTAGGTAATTTTGACTCTAACTCCTTAGCGACTGTAAGTGTTGGAACTAATGAGCAGTTCCTCGCATATTCTGCTGGTGATTATGTTATGTCTAATCCAACCAACGGAAATCTTCTTGATATTTCTGGAAAGGTTACAGTAGGTGCTAATGGTTCAAGCATCAACATTGATATGAGTAGTTTTACTGGGTTTGCAAATACACCATTTAAACTTATTGCTCCTGTAAGAAAAACTGACACTTCACCGAAAACTAAAGTTCTCAAATCTGATGTAGAGTCAAGTATTGCAACTGGAGTTGGTGATCCCGTAATTCCTCTTGAGTATGCTGATGGTTATCAACTGAAAGCAGTTTATATGTCATCAACAACACAACCTGCAACTAATGCTGATGTTGAGATTACTGATAGATTTACATTTGACGGTGGTCAAAGAGATACGCATTATGATCTTGCAAGACTTATTTTAAAACCAGGCGAAATTGCACCAACAAATCAACTATTAGTTGTTTATGATTATTTTGATCATATTGGTGGTATCGGCACTGGTAATGCTGGTAGTGGTTATTTTACTGTTGACTCTTATACTGGAATTGATTATGCGGACATTCCTAATTTTGATTCCTCAGTATATGGAAAAATTTCTCTGAGAGATGTTGTTGATTTCAGACCAAGAGTATCTGATTATACTGGTGTTAGCACAGCAACAGTTCTTCCTGGATATAGTGATGCAAAAACGATTGATGCCCTGAAATTTAATGGAACAGGATCATCTTCTGCACCTCTACCTATTTCTGGAACCGCATTTGATTCTAGTTATGAATTCTATTTGAATAGAATTGATTCAATTTATATTTCTAAATCTGGTAAATTTGTTGTTGCTAAGGGAACTCCTTCTCTTAATCCACAAGTTCCAGAGGAAATTTCTGATGGAATTTTATTGTATCATGTAAATATTCCAGCATATACTTATAAGTTATCTGATATTACTACCAAGAGTTTTGATAATCGCCGCTTTACAATGCGCGATATCGGTAAACTTGAGAAGAGAATTGAAAAACTTGAATATTATACTGTACTGAGTCTCCTTGAGCAGGATACATTCAACACCCAGGTCAGAGATGAATTTGGAAATGATAGATTCAAAAATGGTATTCTTGTAGATAATTTTGAAGGTCATGGAGTAGGAAATAGTTCATCTATAGACTATAAGTGTTCCATTGACACACAAACTGGTGTTCTTAGACCAAGTTTTGCTTCTTCTCAAACTAAACTTGAAGAGAGTAATATCACTGATTCACAAAGAACCGCAAGTGGATATACTAAGAGTGATGATTTAATTACACTTCCATTTACTGAGCAGAGCACTGTAGAAAATAAGTATTCAACAAAAACTATCACCCTGAATAAAGGTAAGACATCCAAGTATTCTGGGATGATGACGTTAGATCCTGATATTGATGAATGGAAAGATACTACATCATCTCCCGAATTAATTGTTAATGAAAATTCAGTATTTGATGTTATTAAAAATGATAATAATGTTTGGGGTAGTCTTTGGAATGAATGGCAAATTTCTTGGACTGGAACTCCAACATATACACTGAATAATTCTACTAATACTACTAGTTCACAATTTGCTGGTGATCCTAATTTAGTAATTAAAGGAAAAACTAGAACCAGGAGTAGAAATGGTACACAAAACAGACTGACACCTTATGGTGCATCTTCTGCCGACAAAGGTCAAAGAGTTGTATCTAAACCATATGTTCCTTACATTAGAACTAAACTTGTAAAATTTGTTGCAAAAGGTCTTGAACCAGATACTCAACTTTATGCTTTCTTTGATGGCATTAGTGTTTCTTCGTGGGTTAACCCAGATGATGTTACTAGTACGACCACTCCATTTACTGGAAAGGCTGGTTATGCTGAGAAAGGTTTTGGTGAAAAAATTGTTACAGATAGCAAGGGTAATATCAGTGGTTTCTTCTTGATTCCAAATGGATTTGCACCCAGAAAAGGAAGGAAGACTTTGGACCTTACCAATTCTCCCAATTCATTCTATGATAATGCTAGTACTAAGAGATCTTTTGTTGCTGGTACTAAATCACTAAGATTAAGTTCTAGTTCTACCAACTCTAGTAATTCTGGTAATGTAGTTACGTTTGCCGAAGCAGTATATACTGTAAGTGGTCTTCCTGATACATCTACTACATCAATTCAATCCACAAGAGTCCCCTATATCAACAGAAGATCTACCACAAACTCTGACACAGTTCAATATGTTGGAAGTTCTTTGGTCAATGTAAATCAAACTGGTTTATTGGATCCCGTCGCACAAACCTTTAAGGTTTCTGGATTTGATGGAGGAATGTTTGCATCGAGTGTAGATCTATACTTCAAAACTAAGCAGACTCCTTCAGACACCGATACTGATAGACCAGTAACAGTTTATTTGGTTGATACTAATGGTGGATTACCGACTAGAAATGTAGTTCCATTTAGTGAATCTACACTCGAATCTGATACTCAACTCAGAATCAAGATTAATACAAATGTTCCAGCTGGTGAAACTATCAAAAAAGGAGAAACTATCAAAGGAACAACATCAGGAGCATCAGGAACAGTTAAAGCAGATTTGACAGTTACTGCAACTGATACTAGGTATAATTTAATTCTTTCAAATCATAACGGAAAAGAATTTATCCCAGGAGAGGCATTTACTGTAGATAGAGCTCCTGCTATTTCTACAACAACATTTAATATTGATGAAGATTCTGGTGTTGTTGATAGAATTAAAGTAACATCATTTGGATCTGGTTATGACAGTACCACAACATCAGTCAATGTTTTTGGCGAGAATGGCGGAACATTTGGTGAAAATGCCACTGCTACTGCCAAAATTTATAATGGAAAAATTTATGAAGTTGAACTGTCAAATAGAGGTTCAAATTACTATACCGCTCCTAATGTCACTATCAATGGTGGTGACGGACAAGCAACGGCAACAGCATTTATCAGGATGACTAATCCTGCTGTTAGAATGGGAATTTCAACCTCGTCTGATGGCAACACAAAGACTAGATTTAGGTTCCCATCACCAGTATACCTCCAAAATGATTTAACATATGCATTTGTAGTTACATCTTCATCACCTGATTATGAAATTTACAGTGCTAAGATTGGAGACAAACTTACTGGAAGTTCTGTTATTGCATCTGCCCAATCTAATGTAGGGTCTTTATTCAAATCCCAAAATTCCACAGCATGGTCTGAAGATTCTGCAGAAGCAATTAAATTTAATGTAAATAGATGTTTATTTGAGACTAACTCAACTGCATCAATTGAATTTAAAAATGAAGACCTTGATTTTGCGGACCTTCCAGATAATCCAATCACTGTAGATAATACCGATGGTTCTTCTGCACTCTTTGGAACAAATCAAAAAGTTCTTAGAATCAATCATCCTAACCATGGGATGAAGGAAGGTGATTTTGTCATTATTAAAAATGCTTCGGGGTCTGGAGCAAATAATTCAATTTATGGAATTCCAGTTACATTAATTAATGGTTTCCACTCCGTTCAAAATGTTGGTCTTGATGATTATTGTATCATGATTGATAGTACATTATGGAATGCTGCGAATGTAAACATGACTGGTAGTGGATCTGGTGGTGGTTCTACTGTTATCGCCACAACCAATAAGTTATATCAAATTGCAACACCACAGGTTGCAATGTTAACGTTCCCATCATCAACAGTATCGCAAAACATTAAGACTGCATATGGTAGACCAATTGATTTCCCAGAAACACAAGATGCTAAAGAATATCAAATTTCTCCTACATTTAATGTAAGTCCAAATGATAACTACTACTTTGAAGAATCTAGAATTATTGCTTCATCTGTAAACGAAGTCTATCGCAATCAACCTTCGTTGTTGAATGGTAATAAGTCTGTTACATATACTATTTCAATGAGCACAGACCAAGATAATCTTTCTCCTGTTCTTGATGTCAATCGTTGCAACTTGATTACAGCGGCAACAAGAATGGATAATCCAAAAGGAAATGAAAAAAGATTTGGTGCTATCTCACAAACATTAGTTCTACCAACAACTTCTGATTTTACTGTATCTACAGTTTCCCCTGATACTGTTGAAGCTGGACAATTTACTGTAACTGGTGTATCTGGAGGATCATTTATCAACACAGTCGATAGTGCTAGTAGATTAACTCAATCTGGATCTGGTGCATCTGCTCAAATTGTAAATGTCAATGGTGATATACTTGAATTAATTGATATCACAGGAACGTTCGTTGACGGACAAGATGTATCCCAAGGTGCTGTAAGTGCAACTTTGGCAGGCATTACAATCAAGACTGGTATTGTTATTGGATGGGATTCTGGAACTGGAAATCTTAAAGTTAAACTAATTACAGACAATCTCTTCTCTGTAAATGACAGAATTGATGATACAAATGCGGGAACTTCTCCAGTGACTGCTAGACTTATCAGTGGTGTTTCTAAGAGTAATGGATTCCTTTATGTTGATGAGACTACATTTAATAGTTCTAGTGCTTCTAAGTATATTACAAAAGAAGTAAGTCTTGATAGTCCTGCAACATCTTTGGATTGTAAATTAACAGCTAACTTGTTTAGCAATGAAAATGTCAAGGTCTTATTCAAGATTCGTCCAGATGGAAGTTCCGATAACTTCACTGATATTGGATGGCAGTATTTTAATGGTACTGGACTTTCTGATTTTAATTCAAGTATTACTCCAGAGCAAGGTAAATCATTATCGCCATCTGTTGAGGATATGAATTCTTATCTAGAATATGTTTACACTGCAAACAATTTGAAACCATTCTCAGCATTTGCTATCAAGATTGTGTTTACTGGAAATAATCCAGCACTTGCTCCACGAATTGAAGATCTCCGCGTAATTGCACACTCATGAGTAAAATAAAAGTTGAAGGTCACAGCAACCTCTATCGGGATCCTGATAGTGGTGCTGTGATTAACTCTAGTAGGGCAGACTATGAGCGTTATATGAAAGCGAAAGCAAATAGAGAAGGGATGGTTTCGGAGATAAATACTTTGAAGCAAGAACTTGATGAAATCAAGCAGTTATTAAAGAAACTTACCAATGGCAATTAGAGAAGTCCTTACAAGCTTTACATTTGAACAGCAGCGCCAGATGATTAACCTCATCGGCACTGATGTTGGTGATGCATCAACTTTATTGACGCCGACGAATGTACTTGTCAGTGGTATCAATGAGATCGTCAATGGTGATGTTGATTTAGTTAACCAGACCCATGGAATGGATGCTGGTTCATTAGCATCTCCAAGTTTATATTGGGATGCTGGTCAAGGTTTTTATAAGGTAGATGCAAATAAGATTGGATTGAGCACTGGTCTTGCCATTGCTGGTGATTTAGAAGTAGACGGAGATATTACATTTAGAGCAGGTGGTGGATCAGGCGGTACTCTGACATTCGGTGATCTTAATACAGATAATATTGTTTTTAATGCAGAACTTACTTCCAGTATTGTCCCAGATAGCACTGCAAATTATAACTTAGGTTCTGCCACTAAACAGTGGAATAATCTTTGGGTTGATGGCACTGCTAGTATTGATACTCTGACAGTTGATGAAAACTCAACATTTACGGGATATCTTCAAGTAGATTCTGGAGATGTTAGAGTTCCTAGCACTCAAACTACTGTAGATCTGTTTGATGATTATGCCACAACTGTAGAAGCATTTGGTGCTGGTACTGCGATTCGTCTTGGCGCAACAACGGGAACTCTTACACTCAGAAATCCTACGATTGTCGGATCAGAAACAACACAAAATCTGTTTAACACAGTAGCAACTACGGTTAATGCGTTTGGTGCTGCAACCAATATCAATATGGGTGTTGCTGGTGGAGGTGGAAATACTAATTTCAATATTCTAAGTGATGACGTTGTTTGTTCTGGCGACCTTAATGTAAACGGTGGCGAGTTACTGTCATCATCTAATACTGTTGATGTATTCATCAATAACACTGTTAATATTGGTAACTCAACTACATCTGGACTTACTACTATTAATAATGAATTAAGACTTAAGTTTGATCTTAGTTTTGTGAATGCGAGTGGAAATAATGCTATCTATATTCCAGATAATGAACAAAACTCATTAAGAATTAGAGAAGGTAGCAATGACTATATGCAGTTCAGAACTGATAATGGTAATGAAAGAGTTGTTGTTTGGAAGGATCTATATGTTGTAGGTAACCTTGATGTTTCTGGAACCACAACTACCATTGATGCTACCAACTTAGTAGTAGAAGATAAGAACATTGAACTTGGCGCTAGTGCTGCTCCTTCTGATACCACAGCCGATGGTGGTGGAATTACATTGAAGGGAACGACAGACAAGACGATTACTTATAATAATACTAGTGGCAACTGGGAAACTAATATTGGTCTGAAAGTTACTGGTACTCTAACAGCAACTACTGGTGGTTCATTTGATAACGAGGTTTATATCAATGGATCTGATGCATCAACACAGAGATACTTAAATTTCAATCGTCCAACCGCTGGTGAATACAGGGCAACATTGAGACGAGATGCTTGGTACTTGGGTGAAACTGTTCAGAACATTGGAGATGTCACTCCTACTGGTGCCAACATCACGTTGAAAATGAATGGTGATGCCATCTTTGCTGGCACTGTCACCGATTCAATGGGTCCACTGAGAAGACTTGGTATTGATCCTGCTAGCACCAGTTTTACTCTCACAACTAGCTATCCAGGTCAGTTGATTAGAATGTCTGGTAGTGGACAAACAATAACCGTTCCTCAAAATGTATTGTCAGCTGGCGACATGATTTCCATATTTAATGTCTCTAGCGGCGATATGACTGTTGCACAAGGTACGGGTGTTACTTTATATAATGCTGCAGATGGTACAACTGGTAATAGAACATTAGCAGCAAAAGGAATATGTACAATCGTATGTACTGCGTCAAATGAGTTTGTAATTTCTGGTACTCAGTTAAGCTAAGGAGGTACTTGAATATGATGCAACAAATTTTACTTAGTTTTGGTGGATCTGCGACCACCAGTAGTAGTCTTCAGTATACTGATGACATGTTTAGCACTTTCCTTTATGATGGTCAATTTAGTAATCTAGAGGTTAATAATAACGTTGATCTTAGTAATGATGGTGGTTTAGTCTGGTTCAAAAATAGAGATTATACACGAATTCATTCTTTATTTGACAGTGTTTTTAGTGATTCTCATACTAGATTAAAACTTCCGAATGGTGCAACGCAAGCTTTGGGTAATGATGATGGAATTATATCTTATGATAGCGATGGTTTTACTACAGGTTTTGGAGATGGTGACATAAATCAAGGGGGTTTTGGTCAATATGTTTCTTGGTGTTTTCGTCAAGCACCAGGATTTTTTGATGCGGTTGAGTATACTGGCAACACTAGTAATTCCCAATCAGTTAACCATAATCTCGGCTGTAATGCTGGCATGGTGATCATTACTAGAGCTGATAGCACTGGTAGTAATTTTGGAGTTTATTTTAAAGATGGTGGAAGTAGTGAAGTTGGTACTGGTTATTTAAACAATACTGATGCTTTTACTACAGGTGGTATTGCGTTTGGATCAAGTTCAAGTAGTTTTACTGTATATGACAGTAGCTTTAATTTTAATGCTAATGAAAATGGTGTTACATATAGGGCGTATGTATTTGCAGGCGGTGGTGACACTGCTTCAGAAATATATGGAGAAAATAATGACGAAAGTGTCATTAAGTGCGGCACTGTGACGACCAATGGTAGTTCCCTCGCTACAGTAACTTTAGGATGGGAACCTCAGTGGGTAATGATGAGGACAATCAGTGGAGGTGGATGGTTTATACATGATGTGATGAGAGGTGCTCCAGTTCAGGGTGATAGTCGCTGGATTTATGCTAATAGTAATGCTACTGAGAGTGCATCTAGTGTTTCTGTAAGACCAAATTCAACTGGATTTACTGCATTCAATCATTCAACCAATCAGAATATGATCTATGTGGCAATCCGTCGTCCACATAGACCTGCCACTTCAGCAGCAGATGTATTCAAAGTTTATAAACAATCAACTGGAACAGCTGCTGAGGGTGATGTTGACTATGGAATCACTGCAGATTTAGTATTGTTCAAGAAGTATAATAGTAACAGTAACAATAACTTACCAATCTGGGTTGACAGGTTACGAGGAGAAGATTCTCGTTTAGATTCTACGAGCACTAGTCTACAATATTTTGATAATGGATCAGTGAACTTTGATAGGCAAGATGGGATCACTATCAACAGTGATGCAAGTAATTTATATTCTGGTAGTTTCTCATATAGACATTATGTTTGGAAGAGAGCAGCTGGATTTTTTGACATGGTAACATGGAGCGGTGGGGGTTCAGGAACTCAAAACGTAGCTCATAATTTACAGGTGTCCCCAGAAATGGTGATCGTGAAAATGTTTAAACATGATAATAGTAGTTATGGTGGTGACCAGTGGTATGTTTACCATAAGAATCTAGGAACTGATACTGGCGGTAGTTCTGATAATTATAATTCTGTATTGGCATTAAATACAACTGCATCACAAACTAGTTTTTCTGGTGGTGGAATTTTTGGATCAGCGCCAACAGCATCTAACCTTCCATTTGATAATCCAAGTTATGATTCTAGTGCAGTAACTGGTGATACTGATAAAATGTGGGTCGCATATCTCTTCGCCTCGTTAGACGGAGTATCTAAGGTAGGATACTACACTGGTATGCCATCTCCCACGGCTTATTTGGTAACTTTAGGATTTACACCAAAATTTGTAATGATCAAAGCTGCTGATAGAACTGGTGACTGGGTTGTATTTGATAGTGAGAGAGGTCTTACTGTGGGCGGAACAAGTGCTGAAGCAGTTGCTCTCAATAATACTGATAACGAAACACAGACTGGACTAACGGGTAATATTCGTGCCAGTGGCAATGGTTTTGTGGTTGTTACTAATGCAAATAGCGATATTAATGAAGACGGCAAGAAGTATATCTATTATGCTGTTGCTTGACACACTAAATAAATCGTAGTATAATTATCCTGAACTGAGGAATACCATGGAACCCGCAACTCTTCGTGAGAACTTTACGACCCAATTTGAAAATGCTGTTAGTGAAATTAAAAATCTTGAAGCACAACTCCAGGCAAAGCGTGAACTTGCATTGAAACTCAAAGGTGCTCTTGAAGCAATTGATATTATGGATCCACCTCCAGCAGATGAAGAAACTGCCGAGGCAGAACCAGTAGCAGCAGAATAACTTTAAAGACCTTCCTTATAAATAACAAGGAAGGTCTTTTTTAGTACATGTCCGCAATTACAATTAACCTAGTGATAGAGCAGGGTACTGACTTCTCAGCGACCTTTACTATCAAGAATTCAGATGGAGCCTCGGTAAATCTTCTAGGATTTACTGCAGAAGCAAAACTGAAGACTAGTTATTATACCTCAAGTGCTGCAACACCGTTTACAGTTACTTTTGCTGATAGGAGTAAAGGTATTTTAAAAATTAGTTTAAGTGATACAGTCACTACTACCCTGAAACCAAGAAGATATGTTTATGATTTGGTCTTGACTTCTGCGAGTGGAGTAAAGACTAGATTCATTGAAGGAATTGCAACGGTAACACCAGGAGTAACAGTATAGTGGCCAATTACGAAGTAAGCACTACTAACTTTGATGTTACTCAGAATGTTGCCAATGATTATAGCATTGGTCTTAATTATGAAGCTCCATCTAAAGGTGTTCAATACCAGAATTTAATTCTGGATAGTTTAACATCATTATTTGATGGCAGCAGAACAGTATTTCCACTAACAGTTAGTGGAGATGCTTATGAAGCATTGAATGATCAGCAATTGATCATCTCTATGGATAATGTTATTTTAGAACCAGGAGTTGGATATACCGTATCTGGTGACCAAATTACATTCGCAACTCCTCCTGCTAGTTCAAGTGTTCCTTTCTTTGGTGTAGCATTAGCAAATACTGCTGATTTAACTAGAACTATCAACTATGTTGTTGACAATGGTTCTAGACCAATGACCATTGGAAACAAAGGTTATCTAACCATTGACGTGACTGGAAATATTCAGTCGTTTGTATTATTGGCAGATAACATCGGAACATTAGAACTTGATATTAGAAAATGTAATTTTGATGATTTTCCTGCTGGGACTTCAATTTGTGGTAACAGCAGACCCGAACTAAATAATGAAGTAAAAAAATCTGACATTACCTTAACTGGATGGACGAAGCAGTTAAATGCTGGTGACATCCTACAGTATGAGGTGATAAATGTTTCTACAACACTCAAAAAATTTGCTATCGCTTTGAAAGTAAATTTATAAATATAAACAGATAACTCAAACGTCCTTGGAGGATCATTTTAAATGGCACTTTTAGTACCAAATATTGGTGAATTGGAGTCGCTTCGCTATTTGCTGAATGCTACTCACGAAATTCCCAGAAACTTAATTCTTAAGCTTTACACATCCAACACAACACCTGCTGAAGGAGATGTTCCTTCACAGACTGCTTACTATGAGCCTTATGCTGATGGTAACACCAATGGTTATGGTACTGCTCCTAACACTAACTATCCATATGCAGTAAATAATCGCTCTGATCAAGACTATACCAACCAGACAGGTATTCTCTTGAATGGTAACCGTTGGGCGATTTCTACTGCTGGCGATCCTATCGCTTCTGGTACTGGCACTGGTTCTTCAGGTGCATATACCATCTCAGTTGCCAGTGTAACTGGTACAATTAGCGTAGGTAACCTCGTCTCTGGTACTGGAATCGGTGCTGGCGCTAAGGTTTCTAGAGTAGATGGTGGAACTGTCGTTCTGACCGTTGCTAACTCTGGTGCTGTTTCAGGAACAATCAACTTCACTGGTGGAGTTACAACTGCTACATATCCCGAGCAAACTTTCACATTCTCAGCTGCCGCTGGTAACATCTATGGTTACTATCTGGCAAGAGCAAACAACATGCCACTGGCAATCCATGGTGTTGAGGATGCTGCTGCCGCTGCCGCTGCTACAACTCTGAACAAGGGTGATAACACTGATCCTTGTATCGGTACTGTTGGTCAGAACTTTATCACTCTGCCTAACGTTGCATCAATCATGGATGATATCTGTGTTGGTATGACCGTTGGGGGCAACAACGCTGTTCCTGGAGGCACAACAATCATCGGTATTGATCGTCTCCTGAGAATCATTTACCTCAGTGCTGATCTGACTGATAACATTCAGGTTGCTACCGACTCTTCCATCACTCTTGACTATAGCAAAGTAAGTGCTACTGGTCATAGTCTGACTGTTGGTGATGTTATCTACATCGCTCAAGGCACAACCTCAACCGCTGTTGCTGGTACTTATACCGTATTTGAAGTACCCGATGCAAACACGTTCCACACCGTACCTGCTCTGCAGGGAACTGGTGACCTGACTCTCCACAGCAGCATCATGTTCGCTGAGAGATTCACAAATGGTCCATACCCAATTCAGAACAACGGTGACCAAATTAAGATCACACTTAATGTCAGCCTCGACTGATATATAGTATACATCTTATTTGTTATGTTTCTTTGTGGGGGGATTTATGTCCCCCCTTTTAATGCAACGGGAACTTAATGAACAACGTCTATATTTACGATTCATCACAGATTCATGTTTATGAAACCGAGGATTTCGGTAGCATCACTGATGTTGCTGCAACCGTGGTGGATCATGGCGTTAAGATGTTTGATTACATCGTTCAGGACGGCACCCCTGGTGTTGTAAATGGTGATTTTATTGTTCCTGTAGGTCAAGATTATATTGTAAATGAAGTTACTGGATATATTGATTATGAGGACGTTTGGATTACTGAAACACTGTATCCAGTATCAGGTAATATCAACTTTAGTGGTGGAGAAGAAAACTCTGCCACTATAGTTTTTGTAGCAACTGCAGAACCAATTATACTGCGTGAGCGTGCTATTGTTATCAGAAAACAAGCATGGATTGGTTCTGGATCTCTATTTGAGATTGGCAGTGGTCTGGAGCGCATGGTTGCTCCGTATATTGGCGGTTCTGGTACATTACCGTCTATCAAGTATGGTGGTGCTGGAAATGATAGCACCACAAGCATCTATAATGAAGATGCAGTAATAACCTATGGCAGTGATGTAGACTATGGATCAGTCTCTACTGCCGTAGGTTCTTCTAATGAATATGGTCAAATAACAGGAATAGTTACTGGAGGAGAGACCGACAACGGAAATATCGTTGACTTCGGTGGCAGCAATCCCTTCGGACTATTCAACATCAAAGGAATTGATGTTCTAAGTAATTCTTTTAGGGCATATAGCGGTTCTGGTTCACTTAGACTTCGTGGTAGCGTTGACGAAGCTCTTGACGAACCATTTAATCAAATTTACATTGTTGGTCGTGATGTTGCGACAGGACAATTCATCAGAAGAGATGTCATTGGATTAAGATTCCATGGCGGAAATCCAGAAGCATTTGCAAGAGTAGGATATCAAGGCAGCGGAGTGCTGTTTGGATTCAATAGTGGTGATGAAGCGAAGGTATATGATTACACTACTGAGTCTGCAGTAACTTTAGAACCAGTTGCAGATAATGGTAGTGTTACTACATCTCATATTGATGATGAAGATTATGGTCAGGTAACAGGAATAGTTACTGGTGGTGAGCTTGATAATGGAAGTATTACAATCAAACAAACCACCAGGGCGGCAGAAGGATTCTTTAGCGTCTCTGGTATCGCTCAAAGCGTCCGCAATCGTCATCATGTTGGTTCTGGATCCATTTCCATTGCTAAACATATTGACTCCTATGGAGAGGGTCAGAGCAGCGATATTGCATTCTTACCACATTACAGAAGTCGTGGTGGTATTACACTTGCCAACCACATTATTCCTGATGCATTCGGCAGAATATATACTGGTTCTGGATCACTCTTTGAGATCGGTCAGAAGGATGAAAGAGCAGTATTCTCATATAAAGTTGGTTCTATACCTGTTACAGTTACAGTACCAGAAATTGTACTTGCTCCTTGGAACGGAACTTCAGCATATACTGGAAGTAACATTAGTGCTGTAGCATCTGGAAATGGATCAGGTTCAAGTGGTGGATTTAATTCCAGCACAACAACATATTGGAGATTTACTGGTCAAGGTTCAAGTAATAACGCTGGTGCTAACCCAAGAATACTTACCTTGGGTCAACTTGACCTAACAAATTATAATCAGTTTGAATTTACTGCGATTGCTGGCACTAGCAGTAATGGTGGAGAGAACTGTGATCCCGATGAAGATCTGCAACTCTGGTACAGCACCAATGGTGGATTCTCATATACTTATATTACTAAGTTTGATGCTGAAGATGTAAGATTCACTGGAAGCACTTTTAGTCTCGTAACAGTTGACATTCCAGAAGCAGCAAAAACTAGCAATGTAGTATTAAAATTCCAACAAGATAAACATAGTGGTTCTGCTTTTGATCAATGGGGTATTGAATATGTTAAGTTATTAGAGAGCACTACTGTAAGTTCAGGTTCAGGTCAAGTATACGATACAATTGATTCTGTTGATCAAGGAACTGTTGATCAGTCTGCTGGAACCAACGAAGATTATGGAACGATCACGGAACCATTCACAAATGGAATTCAGGATTATGGTCAATTAATACCAGGATTCTTTAAGTTCGGCAATATTAATATTAGTGGTAGAGCATCTATACCATTCAAAGCATCATATCATGGATCTGGTGTACTTAACCCCACTGGTGGTCGCGCAACTGTACAATTTGCAGAACCTGCAGTTCAGGTTTATAGTTACGGTCTCATTCAAAATCAGACCAGCAAAGGAGAATTCTTCAAGATTGTTGGTGGAATGTCACCCATCATCACAGTCAAAGGCACTTATTATACATCTGGTACTCTGTTCAGTTCTGGTGGTGGTATTGAATCGACAGTATTTGACTATAACGATTCCTCAATCGCAACAGTTGAGACTCCAATTGATAATGGTCAGATTACTTCTTCTTCTGGTTCTATCGCAGATTATGGTCAAATTACAGAATATGGTCTTGGTGAGACTGACTTTGGTCAGGTAGGAATTTTCCAGACTACTAAACCATTTGGTAAGTTATATGAGTTGAGTGGTGGTGACATCGCTCATTCCAATCCAGTTGCATATCTTGGTTCTACTGCAAGAATTTCAATTACTGGTGGTTACAGCAACCTCAAGTTTGTTTCGCAGGCAGGTGAGTCTACAGCACTCTTTGAGATTAGAAATGGTCTTGGTGGAGAAGGAAATACATACGCAAATGTCAAACCATTTATTGGATCTGGATCACTCTTCCATATTGGCGATAGACTTGAAAGTAAGACATACTCTTACACTACATCATCAATTCAAGAATCTAAACAATATGAAGATAGGGGTATTGTATCTGATCCAGCAACAGTATTTGAGGATCATGGAATTGAAGTTATTACCAATGAGTATGATCCATCACTATCTGAAGATTATGGTGATGTTAGTGATATCATCGGTGATGAAAATCCATTCGGACTCTATCGCATCTACGGTGCTGCAGAAGAGCAATATTTCCCAACCTTCAATTGGAATCGCCAGAGTCCTCCAATCAGAATCTTCAACGATCAGCAAGATCCTGCAGACTTTAGATTCCGTCCACATTGGAGAACTGATACTACTACAACTAATCCTCCAAGAATCAGCAATGGTCCAGGTGGAGAATTCCACACATATGCTCAGGCAAGACCTTTCATTGGCGGTGGAAGACTCTTCGGACTTGGCGATAAGTTTGAGAGCGCGACATTTAGATACACTACTGAATCTATAGTTGTCATAGAGACTCCTGTTGATTATGGTGGATTAGATAATGCAGATCCAGTAACTCTTTCTGCCTCAGAATTAACCAACCTTCAGTATAGCACTGATGGTGATGTTGTCCTGTCTCAAAATGGAAATGGATCAGGTTCAGGCGGTGGATTTGCCATCGGAGAACATATTAGATTTGCATCAGGCAGTGGATCTAGATGGTTTAGATTTACATATGATACTGCTCTTTATAACCAGATAGAAATTACTGGGATTAAAGGTAATGGTAGTAATGGTGGCGAAGAACCAGACTCTGGAGAAGATTTAATTTTACAATATCTTGATGGTGGTGGTAGCTGGGTTACCATAGACACTATCATTGCAGAGAATGACACAAGTTTCAATACATTAAGCACTGTTGTCATTGCAATTCCTCAGGCAGCACAAAATAACGGTCAAGCATTTAGACTTTATCAAGTAAGTGCCAGTGGATCTCCATATGATCACTATGGAATTTCATCAATTAAGTTTGCCGAAACTTCAAGTGGAGGATCGCTAACAGAAGATTATGGTCAGATTACTGATGTACTATCTGGTGGTGAATTTGACTATGGTCAAGTTGGTATTACTCAGACCACTGAATCTGCTACTGGTCTTTATCAACTCAGTGGCAAAGGTTTCGCACAATTCTTACGCGGTCCTTATGTTGCCAAAGATGGTATTATCAAGATCTACAAAGGCAAGAGTGCGCCAACTGACTTTAGATTCATGCCTCATTGGAGGTCACGTCCATATGAGCAAGGTAAGCTTACTGGTATTGCTGAGACTTCAAGATCTAGAGATTTCGTTGGTGCAGGCAGACTCTTTAATCTTGGTGATAAATTTGAACGTGCAACATGGAATTATAATTCTGGATCTGTTGAGGTATTTGAAACTCCAGAAAATTATGGTTCAATTACTGATTCGGCACAAAATAATCTTGACTACGGTCAAATAGATCAACTCCAAACTGGAGGAGATATTGATAATGGTCAGGTTGGTATTACTCAGACCACATATCCACTTACTGGATTATTCAGTTTCACTGGAGCATCTACAGATCAATTCTTCCGTGGTCCTTATGTTGCCAAGGAAGGATTTATTAGATTCTATAAAGGTCAGAGTGCAGCCACTGACTTTAGATTCATGCCTCATTGGAGAGGTGTTCCTGACGAGCAGTTTAAAGTTTCTGGTTCTGCAGAAACTCCAAGAGGAAGAGATTTTGTTGGAACTGGATCACTATTCAAGATCGGTGATAAGATTGAGAAGAAAGTTTATAATTATACAACTGAATCTATTGAGGTTGTTGAGTCTGCACAAGACTTTGGTTCAATTACCACAACTGCTGGAACTGTAGAAGATTATGGAACAGTTGGTGGAAATAGCACAGGTGATATTGATTATGGTCAGGTCAATATTACGCATACCACACAACCATTTGGTCTGTTCAGATTCAGTGGAGAAGGTGCTGAAGTTAAGTCTTCCACACCTCCCGCTGAAAGATTTGAAATTAGTATTTCTGGTTCTGCGATTGAGAGAGTTACTTCTGGTGATGATGAGAATACAATTCTCTTCAACTTTACTGGATCTCTCACAGAAAGCTTCAGTAAAGGTCTTTACAGTGGATCTGGATCACTCTTCCACATCGGTGATAGAATTGAAAGAAGAACATATCATTATAATACATCTTCTGTTGTTGCTGGAACAACCGATGAAGATCTCGGAACCGTTGGATCCACACATTCAACAGCAGAAGATTACGGTTCGGTAACAAATGCTTATCTGCCACCAACTATTGATCACGGTGATCTAGTTATTCTTCCTGGCAAAGAGAATCCATTCGGTCTGTTCAGAATTGCTGGTGGAGACAGTGGACATAAACAAACATTTGCTGGTGATTTTGGTGGTTCACTCTTTACTGCTGGATCTTCCGCCGAAGTTGTCGGATTCAACCCACCAGAAGAAACCTTCCTCTTCGGATTCTCTGGTGCTGCAGTTGAGAAACATGTTGAAAATTATGTTGGATCTGGATTCATCAAATATCCAGAGGATACTCCTCTGGCACCAAATGCTGCCGTCAGATTCCGTCCTCACTGGAGAGGAGCACCTGATCATAGTCCTAAAATTCTGGGTACTGCAGTTTCAGCATTCAAGGGTGCTTATGTATCCAAGGGTGTCTTCTCCAGAATGTACACCCATGATAAGGGTGAAGAATGGCTCAGATATCGTCCATCACCTCGTTATGTCAACTCCATCTACGGCAAGATCGGTGGTTCTGCATTCGTCAACGGCGACGGTGGAACTCGCAAGATCAGCGTATTCGGTTACTATGGTGATGACAGAGATCCTGGAACTTCTGGTTCACTGTTCGGAATTGGTGGTGCAGCAGAATCCAGAGGTATCACACCTCCGTTAGAAGATACAGTTATCTTCACACTGAATGGCACCGCTGCTTCCAAGTTCAACCCACATTGGAGAGGTCGCCCAGACGGATCACCAAGATTGTCTGGTACTCCAGAACTGCAACTCTTATTCAACATCTTCACTAATCCTGAAGGTGAGAAATTTAATGTTTATGGAGATGCAGTCCCTGTACGAACCATTAATTATGATGGTTCTGGAACACTCTTCACTGCTGGATCTTCCGCCGAGGTTGTTGGATTCAACCCAGATATTGAGACTAGAGCATTCAAGTTTAGTGGTGAACCCATCGTTCGTATCCGCGTTATCCTATTCGGTGGCGGATCAATGTTCGGATTTGGCAGTGGTGCTGAATCTACAACAATTGCAGTACCAGAATCTACAGTTCTGTTCGTACCTTCTGGTGCTGCAGTACCAGTTATCACTCTTAATTATGATGGTTCTGGAACCGAAGTTATTAGTGGTACTGCAACAGAAAAACGTACAGCATCTCATGTTGGCGATGGTTCACTCTTCGGTACTGGTGGTGCAGCAGAAGCAGTTGCAGTCAGTGAAGCAGAAAGCACAGCACTGTTTGTTCCTTCTGGTGGCGATCAGAATTCCTTCACCAGAACTAAGCAAGGATCTGGTTCTGCAGCAATTAATGGAAATGCAGTTCCAGTTATCACTCTCAACTTTAGTGGTTCTGGATCACTCTTCTCTATCGGTGGTGCAGCAGAATCTGCAACTGTTGCTGAAGAATCTACAGGACTCTTTGAATTCAATGGTACTGCCGAACCAGTCATTAGAACTCGCGGATTTGCTGGTTCTGGTTCACTCTTCTCTATCGGTGGTGGTGAAGAAATTGCCACTGTTGCAGAAGAATCTACAGGACTCTTTACAGTTTCGGGCAAAGCACAAGCACCATTCGCCCGCACAAAGATTGGTTCTGGTACAACATTCGTCTCTGGAGATTCCAAAAACAGAGCAACCAGAATCTACGCAGGCGAAGGTCAACTTTCAACGTTCGGTGGCGGAGCAGAAGTTGTTGGATTCAATCCAGCAGAAGAAACTGTTCTTTACGAATTTGGTGGAACTGCCGAACCAGTCATCAGAACTCGCGGATTCAATGCTTCTGGATCCGCAAGTGTCAGTGGCGAAGCAGTCCCTGTCATCACTCTCAATTTCATTGGATCTGGCAATCTTACTACATTCGGTGGTGGCGCTGAATCCAGAACAATTGATGTTGAGAACACTACTCTGTTTGAAACACGCGGTGGTGCTACAGAATCCTTCACTAAGGGCAACTATGATACTGAAGGATCAACTAAGGTTTCGGGTGAAGCAACAGATATCAAACTCACATTTGGTAACGAAGTATTTGCATATGTTAGTGCCTCTGGAAATGCAGATGAATCTAAGACTGATGATTATGTTGGTTCTGGTTCACTCTTCTCAGTCGTCAGCACAACAATTGCAAGAACAATTGATTATGACGAAACATCAGTCGGGGCACAAGGAGAGGTTGTTTCTACAAGTCTGTTTAGAATTAGTGGAGAAAACCCAGGAAGTGTTACTAGAATCACACAACCCACCACCGCAGAATTTAGAGTCGGCGGAGTCTCAGATAATAAGGTTATCCTCTTTAGCCCACCAAGAACTTACAGCACTATAATATAATAATTTGTATAAATAAAAGAAGAAAATCTCCAGCTTAGATAGAAATGACTACCCAAGTTCAATTCCGACGAGGAACGACTGCCCAGCATCAAACTTTCATCGGTGCTGAAGGTGAAATCACTGTTGATACTGATAAAAATACCGCTGTTGTGCATGACGGGGTGAGAGCTGGTGGACATGAACTGGCAACTCAAAGACAACTAGTTGCCCTAGCAGTGGCACTTGGTATTTGATTCTGTAAACCACATATAAACGTAGGAAATTAACAAATGGCAAAAAAATTAGTACATTATTACACCTTCACACCTTCAACTAATACTATTAAGGTAAAGGGTAATATCGCAAGCAAGAGATTGCTTCTAATTACAAACGTAACTGCAAATGAGACAATTTATACGTTCTCAGACGCATTCTTAGGTCTTACATCTAGATCATATGATGCAGCTGCAGATGAGACTACATTTGTATTGACGAAGAATACAAATGCAATGTCAGAAAATGACGAGTTGCAGATTTTTTATGAGAAAGATTATATCAATATTGAGCCTTCAGAGACTTATGTTGATGCTGTATCTAAGTTCAGAGTTTCAAACCCAGAAAACCTGATTGACACCGACTTTGAGTACGGTCCTCAGTCTTCTAAGTGGGAAACTTTACAGACTATTAATAATATTCCTTCGTTCTATGCGTCTACTGCTGATACCACAATTCCCTACATTACTAAGGTAGAATCTACCGTTGGAAGTGAAATCATTACTGTTACTACACAGTATGACCACAACTTACAAGTTGGTGTGCCTATTACTGTAACGGGTCTTTCTTCACTCACTGCTGAAGGTGCTTATCTGATTCAGTCAGTTCCTAGCACAACTACATTTACATATAAAGCAAGATCTAATCAGACTGCTACTAATGAACTTCAAGGAACTTATACTTCCATTATTCCAGGTAAGTTTTTCCAAGGTTCACAAGTAAATCTTTCTCCAACCAGAGGAATTACTGCTGACTTTACTACAAAGGCAGTAACTGTTAAAGGTGTAACCACCCTTACTGTTACCACTACAGTTGCATCGGATGTCATCATTGGATCATCTATTAGTAATGGAACTGCCAACGCAACTATCGTCGGTACTACTGCAAATACAATTCTGATTGTTGATATTGACAACGGAACTTTTGCAGATGCAGACACGTTAACAATTATTGGTGCTGCTGGAACATATGAGATTGCCAGCAGTGGTATTTCTAACCCACAAAACAGATACTTTATTGGTGGACTCTTAGATCCAGGTTACGACCTTAACAGAAAGGCAGTATATATCTTTGATGTATCTGATGCTTCTAACTCAGGTCATCCATTCACATTCTCTACAACCGCTGATGGTACTCATGGTGGTGGTTCTGAATACAGTACTTATGTGTATCGTAGTGGAACAGAAGGAACAGCAGGAGCATATGTTAGAATTTATCTGACAAATACTGATCCAACTGGATCATCTTTATCATACTATTGTTCCAACCATGCTGGAATGGGAGGAACTTTTACTGTTGATTTCGCAACTCAATCAAAAGTTCTTTTGACTACTGCATCAGAACATGGATTTGCTGATAATACTAATTTCTATTTTGTAAATACAGTATCACCAAAAATCCTTGATGTTGTTGATCCAACGGCTGTTGCTCCTGATGGCAATGACTTCGTTGACACTTTACAACAAACTAGTGTCAATGTTCAAAATGACCCAACTCGAACAAATCCATATAATTACGAGTCAACTTTCACCAAACGTTTTGACGCCAGTGACGTAAATTACGGCAGTGATATTATTACAATTAATAATCATGGGTTCCACAATCGTGCTGCCATGCTTTATTATCCTTCTCCTGGTGATACGCCACTCGGCGGTTTGGAAAGAATGCAGGTTTACTATTGTGAGCGTATTGACAGCAATAGATTCTATTTAAACAATTCTCAAAGATTAAACTATCGTCTTAATCTTTCCGCTGGCGGATCATTTGATTATGGTAGTCACAGTCTTGGTCTTGTCTATAACATTTATAGAGAATATAAGTCTTATGGTGACCACTACATGTACTGGTACACATATGCTTGGAACTGGGGTGGTGATTACTCTGGTTATGATATCAGAAATATTAACAGCACTTTTGGTTTAGGTGGTCAACCATGGGATCTTACAGCCTGCTTCTCCACTAATCGTTCTGGATATGGTGGTTCACAAGAATTTTATTACAACTATGCTTGGAGATTTGCCTTCAGCACATCGTGGAGAACTTATGGTTACCACAGACAGGGACTTCCATTAGGAAATTCCCGTTGGCAGGGTACATATGACTTCATTACCGACTATGAAAACTATGGTGTTAACGGTCAGAACAATGGTGGTTATAGTTATGGTTATACCGTAGGTGGTTATCAAGGACGCAACGCGAGATCTTATTGGACGGGAAGTTTCTATGCAACCAGCTGGAATGGAACTGGATACTTAAACGTTTATGGTACTGAATCTTACTTCTGGTATCTTCAGGGTTATTACTATAGTGATATTAACCACTACTTCAACAGTGTTAATTCTGATGGCAATACTAACGTCTATATTGCTCTTCTGAAGAGAAATACATCTACTAATGATAGTTTCTATGCAGCAAATCACGGTTTCTCGACCAATGATAGTGCGACTCTATCAAGCACTGGTAATATTTACTACTACTATGATGTTCATGGTAATAGAACCAGTACTAGTAGTGGTACTTGGTACATTGATAGAATTGATGCCAACCGTTTCAGAATTAAATCAAGCACGGGTGCTTCTCCGCTGAGACTTGCTGGTGCAACTGGAACGCAAACCTTTACTGCAATTCAGGTTAACCCACTTAGAAACTCCATTTATATTGCAAGCAACCAGTTCTCTAATGGAGAACTTCTCAAGTATGAAACAGAAGGAACAGAACTTGGTGGTCTAACCAGTGGTAATTCTTATTATGTAACTGCAGTCAATGGAGATAGATTCACTCTGTCTTCTTCACAGGGTGGTTCAGCTATTACAATTACTTCTCAGGGTTCAGGTATTCAGTCATTTGAAAATACTACTGCTGCCTTTGGTGTAGTTGATGGTTCTTATACCACAACCGAAGCGATCAGTGAGACTGAACTTGAAGTAACGGTTCCATTCAAAGTTCCTCCTTCAACAAAGAGTTTCAATGCTGCCAATGATGTTAGTGCTAATCTCATCAACATCGACAATCACTTCTTTGGAACTGGAACTAGAGTAATCTATGACGCCAAAGGCGGAACAGTGGTTAATGGTCTTACTGATGGTGCTGATTACTGGATCTCTATTGTTGACAACAACTACTTCAAAGTTTGTGCTTCTGAATCAGATGCTCAAGCTGGTACTGGAATTGCAATTACTGCTGGTGCAGGAGTTCAGTCTTTCTATAGCAGCAACTTGTCTGGTGAGGTCACTGGTCCTGGCACATTAACAATTACTAGTGGTTCAAGAGCTGTTGAGGGATCAACCGCTGCATTCCAGAGATTCTTTAAGATTGGAGATAAATTAAAAGTTGTCAATCCAGGAACTCCTGGTACTATTGTTGAGAAAACAATTACTGCTATCACTGATGATGATAATCTTCTTGTAGATAGTGAATTCAATTTCACTGGTTCTAGTATTGTTTATCTGATTCCTTCCTACATCTATGTACGTCCTGATGGATTCTATCTCCACAGACCATTTGATGGTGGTATGGAAATCGGTACTTCTAAGTCACCTAACTCTAGAATTTCTAGACAGACTCGTAAGTACTTCCGTTATCAGTCAGGTAAAGGTATCCAGACTTCATACGCAATCAACTTTATTCCTCTGATTCCAGTTCTTGACCTTCAATATGAAGCAGTAGGAACTGCTCAAACTCTTACCGCAACTGGTTCATTGGGTGATGCAGATCTTACCGTAGCAGATACCAGTGGCATTCTTGTTAGTATGCCCGTAAGTGGTCAAGGCGTTCCAGATGGAACAAGAGTTAAGAAGATTGTTAGTGCAACGGTAGTTAAACTCGATAAACTTCTTACCAGTGCTGTTAATGATCCGATTACATTCCATCAAATTGAGAAGGGTGTTGTAAAAACATCTAAACCACATAATTTAAGTCTGGATCTTCAAGTTAAGATTGTTGACTCAGACCAAACTGAATTCAACCATACTTCATATGTCTGTGATCTTATTGATGAGTTTAACTTTAAGTACATCCTTGATCAGACTCCCAACAATAGTTCTTCTGGTGGATTCCCTAAAGTACAAGTTCTTTCTTGGACTGAATGTGATATTCGCGCAGGTATGTTTGATGAGCAAAATGGTTTCTTCTATGAGTTTGATGGAAACACCCTCAACTGTGTAAGAAGAAGTTCTGTTCTTCAACTTCCTGGAACAATTACTGTTACTAAAGGAAGTAACATTGTAACTGGTACTGAAACTAAGTTTACTACTGAACTTGCTCACGGTGATCATATTGTTATTCGTGGTATGTCATACAGAGTTGTTAAAGTAACCAGTAATAGCCAGTTAACAATTCAACCTGCATATAGAGGAATTGATGCTACTAATGTCATCTGCACTAAGACAGTTGATACTCGCGTTGGTCAATCAAATTGGAATATTGATAGAGCAGATGGTACTGGTCCATCTGGTTATAGCCTCGATATTTCCAAGATCCAGATGTGCTACATGGATTACTCCTGGTATGGTGCTGGTAAGATCCGCTTCGGATTCAAGGATCAGAACGGTCATGTCAAGTACGTCCACGAATTCAAGCACAACAACCGTTTGACCGAATCTTACTTCCGTTCAGGTAACCTGCCTGCACGTTATGAAATTGAAAATGGAGTTGCTCCAAGTTATGTTGGAACTCTGTTCCACTGGGGTACTTCAGTTATTATGGATGGTATGTATCAGGATGACGAAGCATACTTGTTCACGGCATCAGGTAACGTTCAGAAGTATACTAATGCAACGTCCACCAGTGTTTCAACAAACAGCAACTCTTCTATTGAAGAGCAGTATGTAAACTGGTATACTAGAAGATACTTCCTCAAGATTCCATTCTCTTCTGGCAATGCAAGTTCTCTTGCATCTAACACTGTCATTTACAACTCATCTGTTGCTAACGGTTACTTTGAAAATGGCAGATCTATTGATCCTAAGTCAAGAATCTCTGGTAGTACCTATTTTGTTTACATCGCGTATGTAGAGGGATCTAACGATCTGTTCCCAAGAAACTATTATAGTAGAATCTACAGTCAGATCGGTAACCCTGCAGTTCCTAACTCAACTACATTCGGTTCAGGTGCTCCAGTTGGTGTTGATAACGTTATTCCTACTGACATTCCACTTATTTCAATTAGACTCGCACCATCTGTTGACTCATCAATCACGGGAGCACTTGGCGAACGTGAGATTATCAACCGAATGCAGTTAGCTCTTGACTCCGTTGGTATTCTTACTACACACGAAACAGAGATTAGTTTGATTCTGAATGCTCAATTGGGTACTGACGCATATCAGAACGTCCAAGAACCTTCGCTCTGTCAACTTGTAAGACACTCATCTTCTGACATTGTTGCGGGTGGATCAACTATTCTCTCATTCAGAGCATCTGGTGCTGGTAATGGTCAGACACAAGCAACTGACTATGATCTTTCAGAGATCTCTGACCTTGGCAACTCAATCTTGGGCGGTGACGGAGTATTCCCGAACGGTCCTGACATTCTGACAGTCATCGCAAATATCGTTGACTCTTCAGATGTTAGCACAAATAACCCATATTCTGTTTCTGCTAGGGTAACCTGGAAAGAATCACAAGCATAATTTACGGAGGATTTATTACAAATGTCACATTACGAAGTTACACCAGAAGCAGGTACATATACCCTCGCTGATCTCGAAACCAAATTAAAATTAGTTAATTGGGACTGGAGTCGCGAGGAAGAAGGTACTGATGCATTTGATTCAGGGCAAGAAAAAATGAATGATGCCCTTAAAGTATATTCATCACTTAGATTTGATGTTCTTGGTCCTGCTCCAGAACCAGGAAAAGTTGATAGAACTGCATTAGATAGAATTAATAATGTTTGGGACAAATATGCTACATCGCAATATAAAGTTCCTAAACCTAATGATCTCTAAGATCATATAATCAAACACAAAGAAGGGGGGTCCTAGGACCCCCCTTTTTATTATACAAGCACACCAACAATTGAATATCTTACATCAGTACTATTAACACTATCATATGTAATTGAGTGCCATCTATTGCCCCTATACATAGAGCATGAATTATATTCTCCTGGAATATAGTGATACCTTTGATAAAAATGATCGCCAGTATAATATTTCCACTCACTCCATCCACTATTTAAATCATATTTTTCAAGACCTCGTTTATATGTTGCAAATCCTTTTTCTTTATCTCTAACTAACTCAGAAACCGAATAATATTCTTTGCCACTTGGACTCATAAATTTAAAGAAAGAAGTTCCTGAATTTGGAACATCAGTCAAATAGATATTTGAAGCTATAGAAAAAGGATCAACATGAGGTAAATAATTTTTATTATATGCTTTCATTCCAGGATAGCAACAATTTGTATAATATTCAAATTTTGCATCCTCTTGCCTATATTTAAATAAATTATGATTTCTTCCTATAGTATAAAGATTTTGTCCCATTATGGGAAAGTATGTTTTATCTATCGGTTGCTGAAACCCAGGAGCTTTACTTGATATGTGAGTATTATTATCTTGTTCAATAGAAATATTTCTATCTTCACAAGGAAATTTAGAAATAAACTCTCTAAAATCATCTGGTCTTAATAAAACATCTCTAATAGTAATATATTTTGTTCCTTCTGCTTCTCCATACTCAATATCCATTGCTGGATTAAATTCGCATATAGCATCTAATTGTGACGCTGTGTAACGGTGAAATACATCTAAAGAAATTTTACTCATTATTGTTATTTTCCTGTATTTTTAGGTTCATTGAAGGAGAATATTAGTTGATATGTTTCTTCATTTCCTTTATATGTTTGGTTAATCCAATTACCGCCCCGAGTAATAACTAATCTATTCTTTTTTGCAGGAATAAATCTCGTCTCATCAAAGAAACTATTTGATTCAAATGGAGTAAATTCAACCAATTCTTTAGTAATACCATTTTTGATGTTCAAGAAATCACCCATCTCTGAGAGTAATTTCCTATCTGTTTCTAAAGTAATATCATCAAGGCAACTATATCTTTTGTTATTATAAACAAAATCATACAGACTTACACCATGTTTATTATCTTCAGTTGAATCATCAAAAAATATAGTAGCCCAATATTCACCCATTGCTGGTGATGGATTATTGGCATTCTTGTTAATAACCATATTCGGATGAAATACGGATCCATGAGCCATTGACATTGATGTCAGTTGAGAAGCAAACATGGGATTCATTAAATTCTCATTTGCTCTTTGGGGCAAGAACTCACAATCAATTAGGAATTTATAAATTTCAAAAATAACTTTTTCAAAAAGTAGAACGGGCAATGGTTGAGAAAAACCAGGCAATTTTGGCTGATCCCATTCTTTTGCACCAGTAGCAAATAGTTTTTGATATAGGTCTTCTCCCATATCAACAGGATACTTTAAAAATTGATTTACACTTTCATCAACATTCTCAAAAAAATTATCTACAATAATATATTCGTTAAAATCTTGAATTTCGCAGTCAGGATTAATTTTTTGAGATTGGACAAAATCAAAAACTCCAAGTTTATCAGTATACATCAATTGTCATCTCCTTGATTAACAACGGTATTAAATGTGTCAGATGCAGCAAGATCTTGCATTTCTTTAGACATCAGAGTAACGTTTGTCTGACTCTTATCACATTCTACCGAAACAGTATTATCTTCTTGCCATTGCTGGATCAATGAAACATATGTTTCACAAAGAATTGGTGCTGGTTCATAGATTACTGTAATAAATTCCGATGGAAAATTAAATTCATAACGCTTTGCTAATGGTCCCCAACGTTTGAATTCTAAACTTGATTTATTTTCTGGATTCTCTACTACTTCTTCGTCCAAAGCAACTACGGTTTCATACTTATGATCAATAATAAAAGGATTTGATACAAAGTAACCTACTGATTCATTTTTTTCTGGATCTAAAGCTTCCTTAATATCTGCAATTACTGTTTCTCCTGACCTGAGGAGACAAATTTGGATGCTCATTTTCTGTTCAATTAATAAACTACAGTTTAACTCAATATGATAATGCTGTCAACCGCATATATATTGTGTGTCAATTTATTTATCGCGCTATAAAATGGAGACTATTACGGATATCCCGCTATACGATCTAATCCAAGAAATTGAAAAGAAGCATGGAACTGATATTCACATGTGTATTGAGGCGTTCATTGACGACGACAATTTACATGATGATTTAGAATCCGAAGTTCCTGTGGATAAACTTATGTGGTGGTGTGAATTCCAAGACCAGACAAAAGTTTTTGATAGAATTGAGTCAGTTAAACATTGGTTTTTAAATGAAGTTGTTGTTGACTCACAACAAAAACTTGTAGTAGAATCTGAATGAAATTAAATTTATATCATGACCATTCATAAAATTTTACCAAAAGTTGTATACGAAGCGAAAGATGTATGCAAGGATCTCCTTAATACATTTGAAAAAGAAATTAAAGATTTAGAAGTAAGAACCCAAACAACTGGATATTTCAGAGTAAAAACAAGTCACGAAGTAATACGAACTCTTCATAGAGTACCTCCCTTTAAAAATTTAACTTATGAGATAAACAATCATATTGAAAAATTTTTATTGGAGTATGGTTATTCACAAAAACTAGCTGAAAATACCAATGTAGATATGATGTGGTTTAACATTGGAACTAAAGGTAATTATCTTTTTCCGCATGTACATCCTGGTAGTTTTATTTCTGGAGTTTTTTATGTGAAGACTGTCCCAGAGAATGTCATTCATTTCTACGACCCAAATAAATCTCCATACGCTGAAGCAGTAATTACAAATGAGTATTCAAGTCCCACATTTACTTTAAAATGCGAAGAGTCTTCTTTGTATATGTTTCATAGTGATTTGCATCATGCAACTCCATACCAAGAAGAAGATGGTGAAAAAATTGTTATTTCATTCAATGCTTCTCTTCCCAATATTGACTTAAGATAGATTTATAAATACCTCTAGGAAACTAGGGGTATTTTTTTATTCATGGCACGACCCTCAACACGCCAGGAGCTAATTGATTACTGCTTAAGGAAATTAGGTTTTCCCGTCCTAGAGATTAACGTAGATGATGATCAGATTGAGGATCTTGTGGATGATGCTATTCAATTCTTCCAAGAGCGTCATTTTGATGGAAGCATCAAAACATTTTTAAAACTAGAAGTTACCGAACAGATGATTACTGACGCGAAAGCGAACAGTACAATTTCTGGTACGGATTTTAAAGAGCAAAATAATTACGTTACTGTGCCTGAGCATGTTCTTGGTATAACACAAGTCTATGCTTATGACAATAGTTCATCAGCAGTATCAGGAAACATCTTCAGCATGAAATATCAGTTGTTCCTGAATGATTTCTATAACTTCGGTTCAATGGAAATCTTGAACTATTATATGGTAAAGCAATATCTTGAGACTCTTGATTTTGTTATTGGTAACTTTAAACCAGTAAGATTTAATAAAAGAGAAAATAGATTATACATTGATACTGACTGGGATAATATCACACCTGGACAGCATTTGATTCTTGACTGCTACAGGATGATTGATCCTACCAATGCATCAGAAGTTTATAATGACAAATGGTTGAAGAGATATCTTACCGCTCTGATTAAACGTCAGTGGGGACAGAACTTGATTAAGTTTAAAAACGTAGCACTTCCTGGTGGAACAACTCTGAATGGCAGAGAGTTCTATGAGGATGCTCAACGTGAGATTCAAATGATCATGGATGACTTCAAGTTAGAATACGAGTTACCACCACTAGACATGATCGGATAAGATGAAGAATTTATACTTCACACAAGGAACAACAGGTGAACAAGGATTAGTCCAGGATCTTGTAGACGAACAGATCAAAATGTATGGTCTGGAGTGTTACTACATTCCTCGTCAAATCCATGAGGATAAGTTATGGAATGACATCTACTACTCACAGTTTAAGGATAGTTATCTCATTGAGATGTATCTCGAAAACTTTGAGCAGTTTGGTGGCAATGGAGACATGCTGTCTAAATTTGGTCTTCGTGTAACTGATGAGATTCAACTCACAGTATCAAGAAGGAGATGGAAAGATTTTGTCGATGTTCAGACTAATAAAATTGTTAGTGGAAGACCCAATGATGGCGACCTCATTTGGTTCCCATTAAATGAAACTGTATTTGAGATCAAGTATGTAGAGAACCAAAAACCTTTCTATCAATTAGGAAGTCTATATACATATACCATGACATGTGAAGTCTTTGAGTATGGAGACAGTATCTTTGATACTGGTATTCCTGCTGTCGATAACACTGAAATGGAATCTGGAGTATATCCAATTATTCTTAGTGTTGGAGGATCTGGTACTTTTGTTCAAGACGAAAGGATTGACGGTACTAGGTATACAGCAACTGCAACTGGTAGTACTACTGGGACTCAAGGAGTTCTCGGTGCTATTACGATCACAAATGCTGGTGAAAGATACACTACGCCTCCAATTTCATATTTTTATGCGCCAGACGGTCAACTGATTGGACAAGGATCTACTACTTTAGTTGATGGAAAAGTTGATAGTGTTATTCCACCATCAACTCCATACATATATGCAGATGTAACATACGATCAAATTGGTCAGGTAGATACCATTACACCATGGCCAGCAAATTATCCTATTGTTAAAATAGAAAGTTCGCCAGGAAATGTAACTGCAAAAGTTGCTGAATGGGATGAAGACACCAGAACTCTGAGTGTCGCATATGCCAACGGCACTTTTGATACTAACGAATTGATTTGTGGTTATGACTCTAATGCTAAGTGGTCAGTCGCATCTTTTGATACTCTTGATATGACAGATTCATTCTCTGAGAATAGACAACTAGAAGATGAAGCGGATGATATTCTCGACTTCACTGAAAGGAATCCGTTTGGAGAATTTGGTAATTTTACAGGTAGCTTTTAATGTTAGGAAATTATTTTTATCACAAAATTATTAGAAAGACTGTTACCACATTTGGTACACTTTTTAATAACATTCAATTAAAAACTTTGGATGCTAATGGCGAGAACGTCATGGAGCAAAAAGTTCCATTGGCATATGGTCCTCTCCAGAAGTTTTTAGCGAGACTTGATGCAGCACCAAATCTTGACAAGAAGGTGACAATTACTGTTCCTAGATTGTCATTTGAGATGACTGGCATTACATATGATTCTGGGAGAAAGGTTCCTCCTATTAATAGGAACAGAGCAGTAGGTGATGGTAAGACTACAACAACTAATGTTCAGTATCTTCCTGTACCATATAATATTGGGTTTGAGTTAAATGTAATTGCAAAATCTCAGGATGACGCATTGCAAATTCTTGAGCAAATTCTTCCATTCTTTCAACCACAGTTTAGTATGACTGTGGACCTTATTCCTGAAATGAATGAGAAGAGAGATATTCCTATCATCTTAGAAAGTATTGATTTTACCGATGATTATGAAGGTGACTATTCTACCAGAAGATATATCTACTATACACTAAGATTCTCAGTTAAGACTTACATGTATGGTCCTGTTGCTGCCAACGATATTATCAGAAAGTCTATTGCTACTACACTCATTGGTGATAAAAATACTAATGCTAGAGCCATGGAATACAATGTCACACCGAAGGCATTAGAAGATAAAAATAACGATGGTGTTATTAATGCTGCTGATGATGCTCTGCTACAACCAGATGATGACTTTGGATTTAATGAAGGTATAACATATCATGGACAATAAATTTCAGAAAAATATGGAGGATGTTTTTGACATCACTCCTATGGATGAGGTAGAGCAACCCAAACCTGAGAAGGTGGAAGTTGATGCTGCTGATGTGGAGACTGACTATAAGTATGCCCGTGGAGAGTTGTATGAACTCATCCAGAAGGGTCAGGTTGCCATTGAGGAACTCCTAGACGTTGCTAGGAGCAGCAACCACCCAAGAGCGTATGAAGTCGCCTTCCAGGGCATTAAGAACGTTGCTGACATCACTGATAAGTTAGCAGACCTACAAAAGAAAATGAAAGATTTAGGTCAAGAAGAAAAGAAAGGACCATCTACCGTAAACAATACAATGTTTGTAGGATCTACTGCTGAACTTGCTAAAATGTTAAAGCAGGCAAAAAACAATCTGGAAGATAAATAACTAAAAAGTATAGACAAATGATTATTAAACCACTTTCTTCTGCAGAAGATATTCAGGCAGCTGCATTAGCTGATGCTACTGCTTTGGCAGGAACACTTCTTTGGGTAGTAAATACAAACAACGCTGCTGCCAAAGTTACTGTTGCTAATGCTTCAGCAGTCACAGTTTACATTCCTGCTGGTGAAGGGATGGCAATTAGAAAGGATCCAGGTGCTGTTGTAGATGCTAGTACTGCCAGTGGTTCTGTGTGGGCATCAGCAATTGCATACCAAAATTGAATAAATAAACTAGTAAACCCCCGTCGCGAGTATGAAGTCATTTAAAGAATTTAGAGAGCTATCGGAAGCGAAGCGTGGACTTTATGCCAACATCCATGCCAAAAGAAAGCGTGGAGAATCCCCTGCTAAACCAGGAGATAAGGATTATCCTGCAAAGGATGCCTTTAAGAAAGCGGCGCGGACTGCTAAAGAAGAACTTGAACTTACACAAGAAGGAGCAGCCTGGACAAAAAAGTCTGGTAAGTCCGCCAGCGGCGGACTTAATGCCAAGGGAAGAAGATCTTACGAGAGAGAAAATCCTGGCAGCGACCTTAAAGCTCCAAGCAAGAAAGTTGGAAATCCCCGTCGCGCATCATTCTGCGCTAGAATGAAGGGTATGAAGAAAAAGTTAACCTCTAAGAAAACTGCTAGAGACCCTGATTCTAGAATCAATAAATCACTGAGAGCCTGGAACTGTTGATAAATGCCTGATAAAATTTACAAAGGTTCGCCTAATCTAAAAGCGGCGAATGTGGAAATGAGTTTCACCCCTGAGCAAGTTCAGGAGTGGATTAAATGCGCTGACGATCCAGTTTACTTTACAAAAAATTATATCAAGATTGTCTCTCTGGACGAAGGTCTTGTTCCATTTAAAATGTGGGACTTTCAAGAGGACATGATTAATAGGTTCCATGCGAACCGATTTAACATTGCTAAATTACCACGACAGACAGGTAAGTCCACTACGGTGGTATCTTACCTGTTACATTATGCTATCTTCAATGATAACGTAAACATTGGTATTCTGGCAAACAAACTTACTACGTCCAGGGAACTTCTGGGCAGGTTACAACTTGCCTATGAGAATCTTCCTAAGTGGATGCAGCAAGGTATTGTGTCATGGAATAAAGGATCTCTAGAACTGGAGAATGGTTCTAAGATCATGGCAGCATCTACCTCCAGTTCTGCTGTCCGAGGTATGTCATTCAACATCATCTTCTTGGACGAATTTGCTTTTGTCCCGACCCATATAGCGGAACAGTTTTTTAGTTCTGTATACCCCACCATTTCGTCTGGTAAGAGTACAAAAGTAATTATCATCTCCACGCCGAATGGTATGAATATGTTCTACAAACTCTGGCATGATGCTGAGAGGGGTAAGAACGAATATGTTACTACAGAAGTTCACTGGAGTCAAGTTCCAGGAAGAGACGCTAAGTGGAAAGAACAAACTATTGCGAACACTTCACAGAGACAGTTTACACAAGAATTTGAGTGTGAGTTCCTGGGATCTGTAGATACGTTAATTGCTGCGAGTAAATTGCGTACAATGGTGTATGATGACCCTATCACTAATAACAACAAAGGTCTCGTAGTATATGAAAATCCCCAAAAAGAACATGATTATATTGTTACTGTTGACGTTGCCCGTGGTGTGGGCAGTGATTATAGTGCGTTTTTGGTTTTTGACATTACAAAGTTCCCTTACAGGCTTGTAGCACGATACAGGAACAATGAGATCAAGGCGATCATGTTCCCTACAATTATTACTGATATTGCAAAAGGATATAATAGAGCATATGTTCTAACCGAAGTTAATGATATTGGAGATCAGGTAGCATCCATGATGCACTTTGACCTAGAGTATGATCATATTCTTATGTGTGCCATGAGGGGGCGTGCTGGACAGATCGTCGGCACAGGATTCTCTGGAAAGAAAACACAACTGGGTGTCAAGATGTCCAAGACCGTAAAGAAGGTCGGATGTCTAAACCTAAAAACTTTTATTGAGGATGATAAACTAGTCATCCCAGACTATGAAACTATCGCAGAACTCACGACATTCATCTCTAAACGTGATTCGTTTGAGGCAGAGGAAGGATGTCATGATGACCTTGCGATGTGTCTCGTAATCTTCTGCTGGTTGGCAGTGCAAGATTACTTTAAAGAAATGACGGATAATGATGTCCGTCAAAGAATCTACGACGAGCAGAAGAATCAAATTGAACAGGACATGGCACCATTTGGTTTCATCTCCGATGGTCTAGAAGATCAAGAAAGTTTTGTTGATGAGTCTGGAGATCGTTGGTTCTTGGATGAATATGGCGATGTATCTTCAGAGTTCACTTACATGGGGTCTTATCTATAATGTCTTCTAAAGAAGGTCACATATCTATTGAGTTAAATATAGAAGGTGTCCGTTGCATCCACAATGGTCTCAAACAAGCATGTGACAAATGGGCAGGTGGAGATCCTCATGAGCAAGCAGATTTATTAGCGATGAGAGATAACTTCTATCGTCTCATTTTGGAACATCAAGTAAATGGATTTTGAACAGGAATTTGAACTAGAGCATTTACTCTTTAAACAGAGACGCTGTAGATCTTGCGGTGTCGTAAAAGATTTAGTGACAGATTTTTATAGAACTAGAAAGGGTAGAGCAACACCATCAGCTTATGCATATGAGTGTAAAGAATGCACCGTAGATAGAGTTACAAAAAATAGAAAACGTAGTGACAGTCATAGTTGGTCATATCCAGACTGGTAGTTCATGCAGTGTTTCCCCTCTTAAAACATAGCTTTTAATAAATAATCACAGAACAAATTTCTGAACTTTAGGGGTAAACATGGCAACACAAGTATCGCCAGGAATTGTTGTTCAGGAGCGCGATTTTACTAACTCACGTCTCCAGGAAACAATTACTAATATTGGTGCTATCGCAGGACCTTTCTTGAAAGGTGATGTCGGCGTAGCGGAATTAATTACAAGCGAAAAAGAATTAGTAGAAAAATTCGGAAAACCTACCGCAGATAACTACGAGTATTGGTTTACTGCTTCTGAGTTTCTTAACTACGGCGGTAACCTCCAGGTAGCAAGAATTGCCGATTCTTCTGGATCTAATCTGACTAATGCTAACTCAGCAGGGGTTGCTACTGTAAAAATTAACAACCGTGCAGCATATGAAGCAAACATTGAGGGCAGTGCTCAAACTTATGACTTCGTTGCAAGAACTCCAGGAACTCATGGTAACGCACTTGAGGTAGTAACTATTGACCGTGGTGCTGATCAAATCATCAGTCTTGGTGGTGCTGTAGCAGTCTCTCAAGGTGATGCTGTTACCGATGGCACTGCTACTGGAGTTGCATACGAAGACAACACTGCAGACACTACAAAGATCTCTGTTGTTCTTGATGCTGGTTCTGCTAAGTTTGCACAAAATGGAACCGTAGGCGGAGAGAATGTTGATTCAGTCACTGACTGGTATAATGAGCAGTATGCTGTTGCAGGTCAAATCAAGTGGAATGCACTTGCTCCTCGTCCTGGTACTTCACCTTATGCTGCAGCACGCGGTGGTGCTAATGATGAAATTCACGTTGTAGTTCTTGACAAAACAGGTGGCATTACTGGAACAGCAAACTCTGTTCTAGAAAAAATGCTTTATCTCTCGAAAGCTGTTGGCGCTAAAACTACTGAAGGTGAAGCAAACCATTATAAGGATGTAATCAAGGGTCGTTCTAAGTATGTTTTCCTCGGAGCTTACGAAGACGGTACTGATGTATATTCTTACACCAACTCAGTAGCAATTACAGTTTCTGGAACTCCTGCTTCTTCATTCCATCTGTATGGTCCTCGTACATATACATTATCTGCTGGTACTGATTACGCTAACTACAACGTTGGTAACGAGACTCAAACATATCTTGATGCTTTCTCTGATACAGAGACCATCACAATTGACTACATTCTTTGCGGTCCTTCAAATCTTGCCAAAGCAAATTCACTGATCAATCTTGCCAACCAAAGAAAGGATTGTATTGCTTTCATCTCTCCACAGAGATCTGACGTTGTTGGAGCAAATGCTTCTACAGCATCTGACCAAGCAAAGAACGTAACTGAGTTCTTTGAAGCAATTAGCGATAGTTCTTCTTACGCTGTATTTGATAACAACTACAAGTATATCTACGACAGATTTAACGATCAATATCGTTACATCCCAACTAATGCTGACATGGCAGGTCTTTGTGTTAACACAACTGCTGTTTCGGAAGCATGGTATTCCCCTGCTGGTTTCAACAGAGGTAACCTGAGAAATGCAATTAAGATTGCATTTAACCCAAATAAGGCACAGAGAGATGATCTCTATTCTAATCGTGTCAATCCAATCGTTTCATTCCCTGGTCAGGGCATCGTTCTGTTTGGTGACAAGACTGCTCTCCGTAGTCCTTCTGCCTTCGACAGAATCAACGTTCGTCGTCTGTTCCTCATCCTTGAGAGAACAGTCAAGAACTTCTCAAAAAATGTTCTGTTTGAATTAAATGATGATACTACTCGTTTGAATTTCTCTACGCAGGTTAACAACTACATGCGTGACATTCAGGCAAGAAGAGGCATGACTGACTTCCTCGTAGTTGCGGATACTACTAATAACACTCCAGATGTTATTGATCGTAATGAATTTGTTGCTGATATCTATATCAAACCTGCTCGCTCTATTAACTTCATCACTCTGACATTCGTTGCTACTCGCACGGGCGTCTCCTTTGAAGAAGTTATCGGCAGAGTTTGATTAGAAAATAAATACACTTAAGGAGATAATCAAACAATGGCAAACTTAACTTCATTTAAATCTAAAATTGGTTATGGTATCCGTCCTAATCTATTCATGGTCCAGGTAACAGACCTGGAAGATAACCTGGATGATAGTGCTAAGGTGAAAGGTACAGATGCTGATTTCACATTCCTCTGTCGTTCCGCTGGTATTCCTGCCAGCACAATTGGAACGGTAGAAGTTCCTTTCAGAGGAAGAGTCATCAAACTTCCTGGTGATCGCACTTTTGAATCCTGGACTGTCACAGTTATGGCTGATGAGAGCATGGATGTCAGAGCATACTTTGAAAAGTGGATGAATAAACTGAACAAGCATGAGAACGGTGCAGGTTATACTGATAAATTTGCCTCTACACTGAGAGTTTCTCAACTGCAGCGTGGAACCAGCACTAGTAAAGCACTGAAGGATCCACATAAAATTGTAAGATCCTATGAGTTCATTAATGCTTTCCCAACTAACATTGCTCAGATTGATTTGTCATATGACAACAACAATACTGTTGCTGAGTACACTGTTGAATTCCAGTATGACTGGTGGGAAGCTAAAAAGAAAGATGATTCTGTTGACATCGGTGCAACTGCCGCTATTTGATTCTGAATAAATAACTACAGTAAACGTAGTTAACCTTATACAATGGCGGAGTTATTTGGGTTTTCCCTTGATAAAGGAAACCAAAAGAAAAAGAAGCAGCAGGGGTTAATCTCCCCTGTTGCTCCTAATAATGACGACGGGACCGTAACAATCTCCGCTGGAGGTTATTACGGTCAATATGTTGATATGGAGGGTGTCTCCAGAAATGAGTTTGAGCAGATCCGAAAGTATCGCGAAGTCTCATTACACCCTGAAGTTGACTCCGCAATTGATGAAGTAGTCAACGAAGCAATCGTTGCAGATGGTGATGATTCACCTGTAGAAATTGAACTCTCTAATCTTGAGCAGAGCGAGTCAATCAAGAAGAGAATCAGAGAAGAATTTAACGAGATCAAACGCTTACTGCAGTTTGATAAAAAGTGCTATCATATTTTCAGACGTTGGTATATTGATGGAAGACTATATTATCATAAGGTAATTGATGTAGCAAAACCCACTGAGGGTATTCAAGAACTCCGTTATATTGATCCACTGAAGATCAAGAAAATGCGTGAGGTTAAGAAGAAACCTGCGCCAGGTGGTGGAGATAAAGCAAAAGTTTTAAACTACGGTGATGTAAACGAATACTATCTCTACAATCCTAAAGGAGTATTCAATCATAAAGCAGCGGTCAGTCTTGCAGGGAACGATCAACTCGGTGTGAAAATTGCACCCGACGCAATCACGTTCTGCACGTCAGGACTGATGGATATGAATCAAAATCTGCCATTGTCATATCTGCATAAGTCACTGAAGGCAGTTAACCAACTGAGAATGATTGAAGATTCTCTGGTTATCTATAGAATGTCCCGCGCACCTGAGCGTCGTATTTTCTACATTGACGTTGGCAATCTTCCAAAGGTCAAAGCAGAACAATATCTGCGTGAGGTCATGTCTCGCTATAGAAATAAACTGGTATATGATGCCAGCACTGGTGAGATTCGTGACGACAAAAAGTTCATGAGTATGCTGGAAGATTTCTGGTTACCTCGCCGCGAAGGTGGTAGAGGCACAGAGATCACCACACTTCCTGGTGCTCAGAATCTTGGAGAACTGAAGGACGTTGAATACTTCCTAAAGAAACTCTACAAATCGTTAAACCTCCCACCATCTCGCGTGGGCGAGGAAAAGGGATTTAGTCTTGGGCGCTCTAATGAGATCCTGCGTGATGAACTCAAGTTTATCAAGTTCGTCGGCAGACTCCGCAAACAATTCTCACATCTCTTCAATGATATGTTGAAGACTCAGTTAATCCTCAAAGGTGTTATCACTGTGGATGACTGGGAAATGATGGAGCAGCATATTCAATATGACTATCTGTTTGATAACCATTTCACTGAACTCAAGGAGATTGAGATGATCGGTGAGAGATTAAACCTCGTAGAAAGAATGCAACCTTTCATGGGTGTTTACTACTCCAATGATCACATCAAGCGTCAGATCCTGCAACAAAAAGAATCCGAGATTGAAGAGATCCGCATTCAAATTGAGAAGGAGAAGAAGTCTGGTGAACTCATGGATACTCCAGTCATGCCAGTGGAAGATCCCAATGCTCCAGTTCCACCAGCAGGTGGTCCAGTTGATACATCAACGAAACCTCCTATGAAAGCGCAGACTTCTAAAGAACTTGAAAACTAAATAATATTATAAATTAATTTACAATTATGACTGTTACTAAAGAATTGATTGACAAAATTGTTAACGGAGAGAACTCTGTTGCATCTGATGAGGTGATTGATCTTCTGTATGCGAAAGCATCTGAAGCATTAGATTCTTATAAGAAAGAATATGCTGGTCAACTCATGAATCCAACCGAAGGAGAACCTGAGGTTGGTGAGGGAGATCCCAACATTGATGCTCCGCAACCAGAAGGATCCGCAGAACAGGAGATTGAAGAACCCACCACCGAACCCGAACCCGAAGAAGAACAATGAAACTTATCGTAGAGCACATTGAAGATATTGAACTTCTCACTGAAGAGAAGGATGGAAAAGAGTATACATATATTCAGGGAGTATTTTTACAGGGCGATATCAAAAATCGCAATGGAAGAGTATATCCGATGCCTGTTCTTCAGCGCGAAGTAACTAACTACAACGAAAATTTCGTTCAAAAGTCCCGTGCTCTAGGTGAACTCGGTCATCCTGATGGTCCTACCATCAACCTTGATCGTGTTTCACATAAGATTGTAGAACTTTATCAAGATGGTTCTAACTATGTTGGTAAGGCAAAACTTCTTGAAACCCCTATGGGTCAAATTGCAAAGAACCTTCTCCGTGAAGGTGTGCAACTTGGAGTTTCTTCTAGAGGTGTAGGTAGTCTTGAGTCTAAGGGTGGTTCAAATTATGTCCGCGATGACTTTATGCTCACAACTGCTGCTGATATTGTTGCTGATCCTTCTGCCCCTGATGCATTCGTCAACGGAATCATGGAAGGAAAAGAATGGGTCTGGAACAACGGAGCATTTAAAGAAGCAGAACTCCAGCAAGTAAAAGAAGATTTAGAGAGAGTATCACGCGGAGCACTTGAGGGTAAAATCCTTGAGAGCTTTGAGAAACTGCTCTCTAACTTATAATTTTAATAAATAAGTAATAGAAAAACTAAGGTCCTTTAGGGGTTATTTTAAATGGCTAATTCGTTAAACGAGAAATTTGAAGATTTCGTATCAGAGAACGTTGATGCGGAAACTGTTACAGAAATGAAAAATGCTGTAAACGCTGGTGCTGCACCAGCTGAGGGATCACACCTTCCTGCTGCTCAAGGTGCTGATGTTGCTGTTGCCAATGTTGAACCAATGGCTGCAGGATCATCCGCTGAGTACTCAGGTAAGTTTGAGAACTCTGGTGCTAAGGCTGCTGCTCCAGTTAAAAAGTCTAAGACTGCAGTTAACTCGGGCGAAGGCAAGCAAGATCCTATGCCTAAATTAGAAGGCGGTAAGGATATGGCTGGCAAGAAGGTCAGTCGTGGTGGCGGGGACGCAATGCCTAAACTGGCTAAGGAAGAGATTGATGTTACTGATGACATCAATGCACTCGTCAATGGCGAGGATCTTTCTGAAGAATTCAAAGAAAAAGCAACAACAATTTTCAGCGCCGCTGTTTCTTCTAAGATTGATGAAGAAACCAAGCGTCTGGAAGAAAGCTATGCTGCTCAGTTGAATGAGCAAATTGACGTGATCAAGGAGGAAATGTCATCTAAGGTTGACTCCTTCTTGAACTATATTGTAGAACAATGGATTAGTGATAACAAGCTCGCAATCAACGAAGGTATTCGCACCGAGATTGCTGAGTCCTTTATGTCTGCTCTTAAGGGAGTGTTCACCGAACACTACATGGATATTCCAGAAGAGAAGTACGATATGGTTGAGGGGATGAGCGAAAAGTTAGATGAAATGGAGACAAAACTCAACGAACAAATTGACAAAAATGTTGAATTAAATTCTGCTCTGGGAGAATTCGTCAAAGAATCTATCGTTGCCGAAGTATCTCAGGGTCTCGCTGATACTCAGAAAGAAAAACTTTCCTCCCTTGCTGAGGGTGTAGAGTTTACTTCCGAAGAGTCATTCAAAGAGAAGATTGAAACCATTAAGGAAAACTATTTCCCTAAGACTTCAATCAATGAGAGCGTAGAAGAATCTGAGCCTGTTGCCGAGAAGGTAATCCCTGCTGGCATGGAGCAATATGTTTCCGCAATCTCACGCTACAATAAGTGATCTAAATTATAAATAAGTTATAGTTCACAAACATTAAATTTTTCCAAGGAGAACCAAATGTTCAATACCGAACAACTCCAGGAGAAGTGGGCACCTGTTCTGTCTCACGGCGATCTCCCCGAGATCAAAGATAGTTACAAGAAGGCTGTCACCACTCAACTTCTGGAAAACCAAGAGAAATTCCTCCGCGAGGAGAGAATGCTGACCGAAGCGCCTACTAACGCTGGTCCTATCAATACACCTACCACAGGTAGTGGAAACGTAGCAGGTTTTGACCCCGTACTGATCTCACTGATCCGTCGCTCAATGCCTAACCTGATCGCCTATGACATCTGCGGCGTTCAACCAATGAACGGTCCTACTGGACTGATCTTCGCAATGCGCTCCCGCGTTGAGTCCCAGACTGGCGACGAGACCTTCTACAACGAAGTCAACTCTGCTTTCTCTGGTACTGCTTACGACAGTGGCAACTCTGCTGGTGGTACTGCTCCTACTGGATCCAACCCTGCCGTCCTCAACGACAGCGGCACCTATGGATCTGCTGGCGGCATGGATACATCCACCGCTGAAGCTCTGGGTGAAGCCGCTGCTAGCGTATTCCCAGAAATGGCATTCAGCATCGAAAAGATTGCTGTCACCGCTAAGAGCCGTGCTCTGAAAGCTGAGTACAGCATTGAACTCGCACAAGACCTGAAGGCAATTCATGGTCTGGATGCTGAAACTGAACTCGCCAACATCCTCTCTGCTGAGATCCTCACCGAAATCAACAGAGAAGTCGTTCGTACCGTATTCCGCTCCGCTAAGCCTGGTGCTCAGCAGAACGTTGCTACTCAAGGTACGTTTGACATGGACGTTGATTCCAACGGACGTTGGAGCGTTGAGAAGTTCAAGGGTCTCCTCTTCCAGATTGAGCGTGAAATGAACGCCATCGCAAAAGAGACTCGTAGAGGGAAGGGCAACATGCTCGTCTGCTCTTCAGACGTTGCTTCTGCCCTGTCAATGGCTGGCGTCCTTGACTACAACCCTGCTCTTAACACAGGTCTGAACGTTGATGACACTGGTAGCACCTTCGTTGGTACGCTGAACGGTCGCATCCGCGTTTACATTGATCCTTATTCGGCACTGCCTTCTGAGGGTAACAACGCTGCTCAGTTCTTCATCGCTGGTTATAAGGGTACTTCCCCTTATGATGCTGGTCTGTTCTATTGCCCATATGTACCTCTGCAGATGGTACGCGCAATCGGACCTGACACCTTCCAGCCCAAGATCGGATTTAAGACCCGCTACGGCATGGTTCTTAATCCATTCGCTAAGGGTGCTACTGCTCTTACCAACTCCGATCCTACCAATGCTGGTAACGTCAACACCAACGTCTACTACAGACGTGTCCGTGTTACCAACCTTATGTGATCCACGTCACACAGGACCTCACAGACCTCCCTCACGGGGGGTCTTTTTTTATGTACAATTTTTTACTTACATTGAGTTTAGTAAAAAAGCAATAAATGTATATTACGATACACAAAGTTGACTAGATAGTATAGAGTTATGCGAGGTGAAGAAATGAACCCATGCCCTCCTAGTACATCATGTAGCAAGAATTGTATGGAGGTGACCAAATGCACAATCTATTATCACGCGCTCAATTAGATGAGTGGCGACATTTTGAAGACACAGTTGATGATTTAGAGATAGAAAATCAGAAATTAAATGATTACTACGAATGTCTAATTGAGTGTGATTCCCTGGACCAGAACCAATGTAAACGCATATGCCGAAGAATTCTAATGTAGCTACATGACCCCGAAAGGGGTCTTTTTTTATCTAAATATCTAAAAAGTATTATAACAATGACCCAGGCAAATTGGTTAGAAAATAAGATTGATAATCTTAACTACCTGGCACCACAAGGTTTTAAATTATCAATTGAAAAATTTCCTAAGGTAGCATATCTTTGTCAATCAGCAAACATTCCTGGTGTAAGAATTCCTGACATCAGTGTTGCTACTCCTTTTAGAGATATTCCTATTGCTGGAACTGAGACAGAATACGAAGATCTTACCGTAAGATTTTTGATTGATGAGAACATGGAAAACTATGTCTCAATTCATAAATGGATTGTGAAGACTGGTCTTGCAGAAAGATATGACACTGACAAAGATCCTGAAGAGGGATGGGTTTCATTAGAAATTTTAAACAGTAACTTTAATTCTAATATTCAGATTGAGTTTGAAAATGCATGGCCTACTGCATTAACACCAGTAGCATTTGATGCTACTGAAACGGGAGTTCAATACCTCACCGCAACTGCCACCTTTAAATACAGCATATATAGAATTAAGTATAATGGAGAAGTGATTAGTTAATGACATTTGAAGAGATTCAGGCGATGTGGGAACAGGACTCAAAGATTGATCCTGTTGAACTTGATACCGCTGCACTTAGCATTCCCACACTACATTCAAAATATTTAAAAATCTTTTCCGACTACAAATTTAAAAAGAAACTAGCAGTACTAGATCTTAAACAACTTAACAGACGCAAGTTTGAATACTATGCGGGACGAGGATCCGTAGAAGATTATAAAGAAGAACCTTTTGATCTCAAGGTTCTTAAATCAGATCTGCCAATGTATATTGAGTCTGACTCTCAGGTCAAAGAACTGCAGATGAAGATTGATATGTATGACATCATCATTGAATACCTGGAAAGTGTAATCAGGATGATCAACAATCGCTCATACCAGATCAAGAATGCGATTGAATGGAAATCATTTATTGAAGGAATTAAGTAATGTCAGACATTATCATTAGAAAGAAGAACGAAGTATACCTGCTAATTGATTGCGAACCACATATTAAATATGAACTCTCCGAGTATTTCACCTTTGAAGTACCCGATGCAAAGTTCATGCCACAATACAAGAAGAAGTATTGGGACGGTAAAATCAGATTGTTCTCCCCTGCTAATGGTGAACTGTATATCGGTCTGCTGCACTATCTGATTGAGTGGGCAGAGGAACGAGACTATACTTATTCTTATGAGGAGAATGAGTTCTATGGTAAGGTTGTGGAAAAAGATCCTTACATTTTGCCAGCGACTGTAAAAGAATATCTGGACTACCTTACTGAGGGTAGTCAAATTAAACCTAGAGACTATCAATACAACGCAGTATATAAAGCACTGAAGAACTACAGAAAGATTATCTTGTCACCTACAGGGTCTGGCAAATCTTTCATGATCTATTCTCTGGTCAGATACTTTACTGCTGCACAACTTAAAACACTGATCATTGTTCCTAGTATTTCAC